AGAATCAGGTGGTGTACAATATTTTTCTAATGGACGAACCATTGCAGCATTGTGCATATCAACCACCGTGGGAACTCTGCGATTTGTCTTATCTATCAAAATACGGAGTTACTTTTAAATGAATCGCAAAGCTTTTGTAAACCTTCTAGTTACTCATGGCGACGCATATGTGTACTATAACAGTAAGGTATCTAATAAACAGAAATACTACGTTTGTACGCTAGATTTCAAAACACAGTATATTAGGGACTTGTATTTCGCCAAGTATCGAAAAGAGCCTCCAACTCTTAGTTCGGTTAGAAAAGCTAAAGAAAATTTGGTGGTTGCATTTTGTTGGGATCTAAATGATTTCAAGGCTATTGACTGTGAAACAGTTACAGCTGTAGAACCACTGTCGGATGTACTAAGGAATAATTTCTAATGGATCTCTACTCAAAAGTTTTGTATGAAGATGATGCTAAAGACCTTCAATGGAGGCTTACAGTATCAGAATTTCGTGGAGTTCAGTATCTTCATATTAGAAAGTATTTTCTAACTTTTGAGGGAGACTATGCTCCAACAAAGGAAGGGGCCACGTTCCCCCTTACCATAGACTCAACATACAGACTCTTTACTGGTCTGTATGAGCTACTATCTACTGCCGAAGCTCAAGAGTTAAAAGATAAACTATTGCAGATTGATAAAGAAGAGGAGATACCTTTTTAATGGATAAGTCCATTTTACTAGAACTATTGGAGAATGCTTCCAAAGCCTACTACGGGGGTAAGGATCTTCTTCTATCTGATGACCAGTATGATCGTTTAAGCGATATGGTCAAGCACGAAACGGTGGGTGCCAAACTAAAAGATAATACGAAGCGACACGTATTTCCGATGTATTCTCTTAGAAAACACTACGAGAACGAAGGAGGACTGCCGCCACCCCTAGATAAGTTTGAAAATACTTCCCACTTAGTTAAAACCCCAAAATTGGACGGAGCCGCAATTGAACTTACCTATATTAATGGTATGTTTGCATATGCGACTACTAGAGGAGATGGTGATGTCGGGCAACTCATTACGGACAAAATTAGCACAATTAAAGGCATTCCTCCGCTCAATACCGTACCGTTTAAGGGACAAAATATTATCCAGGTTTCCGGCGAAGTTGTGGTAGCTAAGGAAGTAAGCAACTCTAGAAATTATGTATCTGGAGCACTTGCTCTAAAGTCTCTGGATGAATTTAATTCTCGAGACGAGGATTTGCATTTCTATGCATATGGAGTGCAGCCGGCTTTAGAGGAAACGTATCACAATGATCTATGTAAGTTAGCCACCCTAGGTTTTGAAACTGTATTTACCGTAGATGAATCTAAGTATAGGGCGGATGGAAAAGTATTTAGAATAAACAATAACAAATACTTTAACAGTCTAGGATGTACAGCGCATCATCCACGTGGAGCTATCGCTGTCAAACAGCGTAAGTCTGGAATCTTTACCACACTTCGAAATGTAGTATGGCAGGTTGGTAAAAGTGGTCGAGTTACACCAGTAGCTATTCTAGACCCGGTAGTAATTGATGATGCTACTATTACAAAGGCCACACTCAATAATGTAGCTTTTATTAAAGCGCTGGATCTTCATATTGGAGACGAAGTCGAAGTCATACGGAGTGGCGATATTATTCCGTGTATTGTTAGTAAGCGTTAGAATTTTATGTTTGAATTTGTAAAGCTCTGGTGCTATAATATATAAATGCTGAGAGATCAATGAATAACGAGATAATTATACCGAGTGTGTGTCCGTGTTGTGAATCTTCTCTCGAAGAAGTTAATGGACAATTATTTTGTAGAAATGCTGACTGCTCAGCTAAAGTTAGTAAGACTATTGCACATTTTGCTAAGGTTTTGAAAATTAAGGGTCTGGGTGAAAAGACAATTGAAAAATTGGATCTTAACTCAGTCAATGAGATTTATACAACGCCTCCTAGTGTGTATAAAGATATTCTTGGAGATGCCACGGCCACTAAGATTATCGAATTCATCAAGCAGTCGCGTAATGCGGACTTAGAGGAATTGCTACCCGCATTAGCTATTCCAAGTTTTGGAACAGTTGCGGCTCAAAAGCTATGTAAAGTCTTACACTATCTGCCAGACCTAACTATTGAAAAATGTAAGGAAGCAGGGTTAGGAAACGTAGTTACTGAGAAATTGATGCTGTGGTGGGAAGTAAACAAAGATGATGTTATGCAGCTTCCGTTTTCATTTAGAACTAAGAAGAAAGAAAGTTCTACGGCTAAACTGGAGCAAGCAGTAGTAGTGTGCATTACCGGTTTGTTAAACGATTATAAAAATCGTACAGAGGCTCAGACCTATTTAAAAGGTTTGGGTTTTGAAGTAGTAGACAATCTAACCGCAAAGGTTAACGTTCTTGTAAAAGAGGACGATCGAGAATCAACAAAAAAAGATAAAGCGCTTAAGTTAAATATTCCAATATTAACGATTAAACAGCTTATTGAAAGGTATATAAAAGTATGAGCACTTTTAAGTGGAATGATGAAGTAACCGCCCAACTTCTTACTCTCGTTGGAACAGCCTCCCCAGTTTCGGGTGATGCAGTTGCAGCAGCGGCGGAACAACTGGGAACGACTTCTCGTTCAGTAGCAGCTAAGCTGCGCAAGCTGGGCCACGAAGTGGCCAGTATGGCGAAGGTCCGCGAACCTAAGTTTTCGCCAGGAGATACCGAAGCCCTTAAGACTTTCGTATCCGAAAACGAAGGTAAGTATACTTATGCAGAAATTGCTGCGAACTTCCTAGAAGGTAAGTATGAGCCTAAGGTTATTCAAGGTAAGGTTCTTAGCCTTGATCTGACCGCCGCGGTTAAGAAAACTGAGAAGGCTGTTGAGCCTCGTACCTTTACCCCCGAACAGGAAACCGTATTCCTTAGCATGGCCAAGTCAGGTGCCAGTGTTGAAGATATGGCGAAGGCTCTTGGTAAGAGCGTTCCCTCAATTCGTGGTAAGGCTCTTAGCTATCTTCGCAGTGGTGAGCTGACTGCTCTTCCCAAGCAAGCAACTAAGGTTGACAACGTTGACCCAGTTGAAGAAATTCTGGCTAAGATTCCCGGCATGAAGGTTGCTGAAATCGCGACGGCTCTTGAAAAGACTGATCGTGGTGTTAAGACAATGCTTACTCGCCGCGGACTTACTTGCGCTGACTATGACGGCGCAGCTAAGAAAGCGAAGAAGGCAGAAGCTACAGCCTAATCGCTGTAACCAAATAAAAGGCGAGGTGGGTAACTACCTCGCCTTTTTGTTACCAATATTTATTATATTGGTTAGTGAATATTGGTGACAGGAGGAAAGATGAAAGTAAATGTAGAATTTAGTGATTTAGACTCTTTTACTAGAGAAGAGGCTATAGACCGGATGAAAACTCTGCTAGGTAAGTCTGTTACCGTAGAGGTACATCCGGAAACAAACTCCGTAGAGGACATTTTAAGATTTGTATTGCAGCAAATGATTGGTTACGACCAGTTATGTTTATTACATGATTCATCCTATAATTATAGTAGTAAAATTATTCTACTAAAAGAAGAGATCATGGCTAAGATTGAGGATGAATTAAACTCAATAATCCATGCAAATGAATGTAAGTTTAAAGAATAATGGATATTGGTGCTGTAGTTCTCCACAAAATTATCGCAGATAAAAGCTTAGACGGTTGGTCTAGAATTAAACTGTCTTTCTTTAATGTAGCCTACAGCTCTGTATATTCCGCAATCAGCAAGTATTACAACAAATATAATTCTGTTCCAGATTTCGCCGAGTTAGATCTATTTGTACGTGACCCAGTTACAAAACAAAATCTAAAGGCTCTAGCCTCTCTAGATATTCCAGACGTAGAGCTGGATATTGCTATTGATTCTCTAGTAAATGAGTATACCCAGAATGAAGCATTAAAGTCAATGGACAGATTCATTGATGAAATCACTGTGATGGACAGTGAGCAGATTAAGACTAGCATTTCTGAGATTGCTCTAACTCTAGACGAAAAGACACATACTAGTACTACAGTAGTAAACTCGGACCAAATTACTATTTTCCAACCAGAAGATACAGTTGCACACAAGAGAGTGTCTCTAGGTATCAGTAATCTGTTTGATTCAGAGCAAGGGGCTCGTCGAACAGAGTATATGATCTTCGGTGGAGAAAGAGGAAAAGGAAAGTCGGTTGTATGTAGTAATATCGCCGCTAACCAGTATATTGCTGGTGATGTGGGCGTTTACTTCACAATCGAAATGCGCGCCCACGAGATATTTGAAAGACATATTTCAATTCTCTCCGGAGTACCTGTAATGCATATTCGTCATAATAAGCTTACAGAAGAGCAGGTTAGAAAGATTGCTAAAGTGCGCGCAGATATGTTTGCTGATGGTGACGATGCTTACAGAGAATTTTTAGAACACAAGGATAGATACAGATTTGAAAGTCAGCTAGTAAAAAATTGCTCTCTTAAGAAGGACAATCAGCTGGTAATCATAGATGATCCTGCACTATCTATTACTAGTATAGATGTGCACTTACAAAAACTTAAAGCCAAGTTTGGTGATAAACTAAAAGTGGCTGTTATTGACTATATTAACCAAATCACCACTACAACCTCTAAAACAGATAAATTTGATTGGAAGGCTCAGATTGATGTATCTTCTCATCTAAAAGCGTTTGGCCCAAAGTATGACCTTCTAGTTGTCAGTGCGTTTCAGATTGACTCTAGTGGAGAAGCCAGATTTGCTAAAGGTATCCTAGACTCGGCTGACTATTCATTTAAACTTGGACGCGGCGATGGGTACATGGACTTTGAAAATACAAAGATTAGAAGTGGACCAGCTGCCCACTTTAGGGTTGGAATGAATTGGGACACTTTAACAATTGATCCTACTGAGATGCCTAGAGACGAGAAGAAAGAGAAGAAGGGGCATGTGCCCACTGTTGGTGAAACTAAGGCCGTTGAAGGCGAATTGCCATTTTAGATATGTCTAACGATGTAGAAGCACTACTTAAAGAGAAGGGAATACCCTTCAACTTCAGTGGACACGATCTACTGATTCGTTGTTTAAATCCAGAGCATCCAGATAAGAATCCATCACTTAGGGTGGATAAACTTACTGGAATGCTTCATTGCTTCTCCTGCGGGTTTAAGGGGAACATTTTTAAGCACTTTGGCATTGTACAGAATATGCAAAGTGCAGAAGTGATGAGGATTAAAAATAAGATACAAGCAGTATTCTCAGAATCAATAGGGCTGGAAATGCCTTTTGGATACTCCCTATTCGATAAACCTTTTCGAGGTATATCCGTAGAAACTCTTAGAAAGTATGAGGCTTTTACACATAAGGATTTTGAGAATAGAATTGTATTTCCTCTTCGCGACGGTTTAGGGAAGATTAAAGTATTCATTGGACGCCATATGTTCTCCAATGTTGGTAAGCGTTATGATATTAAACCTTCGGGCGTTCCAGTTCCTTTCTTTCCACACAATCCCAATATTGTTAATGGATCATTAATACTAGTAGAGGGTATTTTCGATGCTCTTAATCTCATTGATAATGGAATAACTAATGTTATTTCGGTTATGGGTACTCAGGGTATAACTAAAGATACCGGCCATAAACTGAATAATTACAGATTAATGGGCTGCAATAAAATATACATTCTATTTGACGGTGATGCTCCTGGCAAGGACGCAGCTGGTAAACTGGAACCAGTTATAAATAATCTAGGATTTCTCTGCAAGAAAATAGACTTAGCAGATGACGCAGATCCTGGAATGATGGATCCGGATGATATAAAGCACTTAAAGGAACTTATTACATGAACATAGCGCTAATTGATAAACAACCGAGCAAAACAAACTACAAGCAGTATCTTAAGTTCGATTTTGACCACTACCACCTATCTTCAGTACGTGTAGAAAAACTTCTGAAGAAGGATGTCGATACTGATTTTGATCCCACGGGTTATGACTTTGTAATTCTAGTTGGGTCTGAAGCATTGAAGTATTACACGGGTAAAACGGCTATTGGGGAGAAGGCCGGACATATAATTGAGGAGAAGTATATTCCAATTATGAATCCAGCAATTCTTGCATTTAAGCCGGAAGCTAAGGCTCCTTTCGAGGAAGCCATTAAGAAATTGCATCGTAATATTTCTGGGGATTTAGTAGTAAAGACGCATGGAGAATTTGTAGGAATTCAAGACGAAGAAGAAGCTCTAGCGTATCTTACTAAGATAAGAGAAAGTGGGGAGGCTACTGTATCTCTTGATACAGAAACTAGTGGGCTTTATGCTAGAAACTGTAACGTTCTGGGTATCTCTATTTCTAATGGTATCAGAGAGGGCGCGTATATATCCTCTGATGCTATGAGTGATTACAACACGGAGCTTCTTCAGGATATTATTAACAATAAGACAATCGTATTTCATAATGCCAAGTTTGATATGCAGATGCTTAGCTACCATTTTGGCCTAAAGTTTGATCCAAAACATACGCACGATACCCTAGTAATGCATTATATGCTGGACGAGACTGTCGGTAGTCACGGCCTAAAGGAATTGGCACTAAAATATACTGACTACGGTGAGTACGATAAGGATCTAGACGATTTTAAGAAAGACTATTGCAAACGTAATCATATACTAGAAGCCGACTTTACCTACGACGTTATTCCGTTTGAGATTATGTATAAGTATGCTGCCTGTGATACGGCAGTAACATTTGAATTATACAAACTATTTCGTAAGTATTTGTATGCCGATTCTTCCTCACAGATACGAGGAGCTTACGAAAATATTATGATACCTGGAATATTCTTCCTAGCAGAAATGGAGGGAAATGGTATCCCGTTTGACAAAGAACGTCTGGAATACGCAGACAGGATTTTGACGGATGACCTAACAAATGCAAAACAGTATCTGTATGGGCTTAAAGAAGTTCAAGAATTTCAGCGACTCCAAGGTGCGGAATTTAATCCAAACTCTCCAACTCAACTACGGAAACTCCTCTTCGACTACATTGGACTTAAATCGCCTGGAAAAAAGACAGGAACCGGTCAACTCTCTACCGATGCGGAAGTCCTCGAAGAACTAGAATCCAGCCATCCAGTAGTCAAGCATTTGATGACTATTAGACAGCTAAGTAAGATTAAGAATACCTATATTGATGCACTTAAGGGTGTCATTGATATGGATGGTAGAATTAGAACCAACTTTAATCTTACTAGTACCACATCCGGCAGGTTGTCTAGTAGTGGCAAGTTTAATGCTCAACAATTGCCTAGAGATAACCCAGTAGTTAAGGGCAGTATTAAAGCCCCACCCGGTTATAAAATTGTAAGTCAAGACTTGGTTACCGCTGAGATGTACGTAGCAGCGGTTCTATCTGGTGATAAGAATCTGCAGGATGTATTCATTACTGGTAAGGATTTCCATAGCTCTATCGCGAAGAAGGTCTTTAAGTTAGACTGTCTTGTTGAGGATCTTAAAAAGCTCTATAAGATAGAAAGACAGGCGGCCAAGGCCATATCATTTGGCATTTTGTACGGAAGCGGGCCAGAAAAGGTAGCAACCACAGTTAACAAGGAAGGTGGTAACTTCTCAATTGAAGAAGCCGTCAATACTATTGATGAGTATTTTGAGACCTTCCCTAAATTGAGGAAGTGGTTAAATAACTGTCAGAGCTATATTAAGGAACACGCATATATCTACTCTGCTTTAGGTCGTAAACGTAGGCTGAAGAATGTGTCCAGCCCCGATAAGGGTATTGCTGGTCATGAAGTGCGTTCAGGGATTAATTTCCTTGTTCAATCAGTTGCTTCGGATATTAATCTACTCGCAGCGATTGATATGAATAATATACTGAAGACTTCTGCTAAGGTGTTGGATGCTCAGATTATCATGTTGGTACATGACTCTATCGTTGCTGTTGTGAAAGAAGAAGACGTAGAAGAATTCTGTAAACTTCTAAAGATGTGTACCCAGAAAGATCGCGGAGTAAGTATCAAGAATTGCCCTATTGGAGTAGATCAAGAAATTGGTGATGACTACTCGTTTGGTAAATGGGAAGAGAAACATGCAGAAAACTTTAAACAGTATCAAATTTCCTGTTTATCCAATTCCGAAGCAGGGGACAATAAAGTCTGAGGAATATAGACTAGTATACTATACTAAATCGGGTAATCCATACATAGTAGACGACGTTAGTCTTCCGGGAACCTTTCCAATCAGAAGAGTGGCGTTACAATCAATGGAAGATCTAAAAATTCTTCCATTGAAAAAAGCTGTTTTAACATTAGGTAGTCTAGTTGTATTTGCTAGAATTTATACATACTTTATAGATTCTACAGGTAGGTTATTCACATACAAAAGACAAACTCTAGTACCGGTAATTACTAAAAAGGTTGAGAGACACTTTCCGTATAAAAATGCTACGGTATTGGTACTAGAGAATTGTCACTGTCCGATCATATTATATCGTCCAATAAAATTGGAGGAAGAATACGCCATAGTAGCGTTAGTAGAAAAAGGATACATCCTATTAGGAATGTCACGTACTCCTTATCTTAGAAAATCTAAAATTAAAATATGAATAAAGCTGTTGTAACTAGTAGGATTATGCTGCCGGTAAAAGACAGGGCTCACGAGGAAGCTCTTATACATTCTCTAACATACAAGTTAGAGGACGAATATATGACCCGAATTAAGCAGCGAGAAGTTGCCGAAGTAATTAAAAATTATATTAGATTTCCTAAAGGATACTTTTCTATCCCGCAAGGCAGATTTGACTTAATTCCAGACGACTATCAGATTGAAGATAATCGTACTAGTGTGCTAGTGGACTTCCCCAAGCATACCTTAGTACTGAGACCAAGTCAACAGGCTATCTATGACCATATCAGCGATAGTTGTATTATTAATGCTCCTGTAAGTTGGGGTAAAACTTACACCGGAATAGCTATAGCCAGTAAGTTTGCTCAAAAGACATTAGTTATTACACATACTACAGCACTGAGGGATCAGTGGATCAGTGATATAGAAAAAGTATTAAATATTACTCCAGGTATTATTGGTGCCGGAAAGTGGGATGGGTTGGATAAACCTATTATAGTTGCCAATATTCAAACACTTAGAAAGGACGTAGATCGCATCCATAAAATGTTTGGATTGGTTATCTTGGATGAGATGCATCATATTCCAGCAACAACCTTTTCTGATGTTCTTGATAAACTTTGGGCTCGCTACAGAATAGGTCTTTCCGGAACTATACAACGTAAAGATAAAAAACATGTTTTATTCAGAGACTTTTTTGGAAACGTCATTTATCAACCAGAAGCAGAAAATAGAGTTAACCCCAATGTTCTAGTAGTGAAGTCGAAGCTAAGAATCCTTGCTGGAAATCACTGGGCAGAATCTATGACTGAACTAGGAAATAATGAAGATTATCGAAACCTAGTGCACAGACTAGCCGATACTATGGCTGATAAGGGTCATAAGGTACTAGTAGTTTCAGATAGAGTAAACTTTCTAGAGTCTTGTGCTAGACGCTCCGGAGATCGTGCATGTGTGATTACAGGTAATGTAAAAGATTTTCAAGAGCGCACAGTTTTAATGGATGGGATACGAAATAATACATATGACATTCTATACGGATCTCGAGCTATCTTTTCAGAGGGTATCTCCCTTAACGAGCTATCATGCTTAATTCTAGCGTGCCCTATCAATAATGTCCTTAATCTAGAGCAATTGATTGGACGAATACAGCGTATTGTGGAAGGAAAGCGCACACCCTTAGTTATTGATCTAAATCTAGCAGACAATATTTCTAAGAATCAAGCTTCAATGAGAAAGGCTTATTATATAAGCAAGGGTTATAAGATATTCACGCTTGATGAAAAATAGATTTGAAAATGTTTTCGTCAGTGTGCTATAATAATAAATACAGTGAGTAATTCGATCTTATTTTACAATTGGAAAGCGATAATTAAAGACGCTAAGACAAACAGAAACATTCTAAAAATAATTGAAAGGCTTACTGTAGAGGCTTCTCCTATTTATAGTGGGAAAAGTTATTTACTAAAACCAAAAACGTTTTTGGCTTTAAGAACGATTACTGATGACGAGAAGATAGAAGCACTTAAACTTGCCTCACAACGTAACCATTTTAACTATTGGTTTAATGGTTTTAGGGCAACGTACATGGACTTCTGTGGTGTCAGTGAACCAATATTAAGGCTAAACAGACTTTTAAGATTAGACGCTAAACAACGACTAATATACTTTATACACGAGGATTAAAAATATGGGAATTGCATTCGGTGACGTTAAGGGCAGTGCTAAGAAAGGCATTGAGAATCAATATAAGTTTAAGGACGGAGATAACGTTCTTCGTTTCGTGGGAGAGGTTCTCCCAAGATATGTATATTGGCTAAAGGGTGAGAATAACAAAGATATTCCGCTTGAATGCCTAGCCTTTGATAGGAACCTAGAGAAGTTTACAAATGTAGAACCGGACCATGTCCGTGAATTCTATCCAGACGCTAAGTGCACATGGTCGTATGTAGTTCAGGCTATTGATCCTACGGAAAAGAAAGTGGTTCTTGTTAATCTCAAGAAAAAGCTTTTCCAACAAATCAAGAGCGCAGCGGAGGATCTTGGAGATCCTACCAATCCTGATACTGGTTACGATATTCACTTTAAGAAAGAAAAGACCGGACCGCTTCCATTCAATGTGGAATACACGCTCCAGGTTCTACGTCTGAAGCCTCGCGCTCTTACAGCCGAGGAACGTGAACTAATCAAGGACTTGAAGCCTATTGAAGAAATTGTCCCACGTCCAACGCCAGAGCAGCAACTGACATTTCTATCAAAACAAGGTACTTCGTCTGAAGCCGAACATCCAGCTGAAACTAAGGTTGGAAGTACTGACGACCTACCGCAGTAAGGACCAAAGCCCGCGGTTGTATCGCGGGCTTTAATTTTCTATGAAAATACTTTTCTCCGCAGACTGGCATATTAAACTTGGGCAGAAGAACGTTCCAACAGAGTGGCAGTTGAATAGATATAAAGAGCTAATAGCGAAGTTGAATAACATACCGTGCGATCTACACATTGTAGGTGGAGACATTTTTGACAGAGTGCCTACTCTAGATGAGCTAGGAATATTTATTGAATTTGTAAATACCTGCAATAAACCAACACTAGTCTATTCTGGAAATCATGAAGCTATTAGCAAGTACACAACATTTCTAACTAAACTAAAACCTCTAGTAACCGGACTATCGAATCACGTAAAAATTATCGATGAAATATACAGCACTGACGAATTTGATATTATTCCATATAACCGTTTAAAAGAGTGGGCAGATAACCCAAGGGATTATGATTTCCAAAATAAGATTTTATTCACACATGTTCGAGGGGAGATCCCCCCACACGTTACTCCAGAAGTTAATCTCGACCTATTTAATGGTTGGAGTATCGTCTTTGCTGGCGACTTACATAGTAATGACAACAGTCAAAGAAACATTGTTTACCCAGGATCTCCGTTAACTACAAGTTTTCACCGCGCCGAGGTACAAAACGGTTGTATTATTATTGATACTGACATGATGGAGTATGAGTGGCTTGATTTACAAATGCCACAGTTACTACGTAAAACTATTACAGATGTTAGTGAAATGGTAAAAACCGATTTCCATCATACGATATATGAAATTACGAGTAATGTGGATGACTTGAATAAGATAGAGAACTCTGAACTACTAGATAAAAAGTTAAAACGTAATAGTAGTGAAGCAACTCTAATACTTACAGATGATATGAGTATGGAGGAAGAATTATCAGAGTTTCTAAATTACATCATGGAGATAGAACCAAACAAGGTCAAGGAATTATTAAAAGTATATCATGATTACATTAATTGATATGTCGTGGTACAATATGTTATCTTACGGCGAAGATAACTATATTAGTTTTGTAGATAATAGATTAACTCAATTAGTGGGTAAGAATGGTCATGGTAAAAGCAGTATTCCATATATCCTAGAAGAGTTACTGTTTAATAAAAATTCAAAGGGGTACAAGAAAGCCGATCTACTAAACCGCTATGCAGGACGTAAGGATTTTGGTGGAAGTGTCAGATGGAAGGTAAATAACGACGAATATAGGGTAATAGTTAAACGCACTCCAACTTCTCAAAAAGTAATTTTGGAGAGAAATGGCGACGACATATCACAACATACCGCTACGGCAACTTATAAACTCATTGAGGATATGTTTGCCACAGACGTTAAAATTATAAGTCAGCTTGTTTACCAAAATCTTAATTCTTCATTACAGTTTCTCACAGCCACAGACACCAATCGCAAAAAATTTCTAATTGATCTATTAAACCTTGAACGCTATGTTGAAAAACATGAGAAGGTTAAAGCGGCATTAAAAAATATATCTCTTATAATTAAGAGTCAAGAGGGGGAGTGTACCACCTACGAATCTTGGCTTAAAGGTAAGTCTCCAGTTTTTGAACCTCTGCCTATCTTAGAAGAGATAGAATATCCAACGGAACTTGCTAACGAGTATAATACTCTTACAAGTACTATCTCTAATATTAGTTCTATTCGTGCTAACATAGAAAAGAATAATCAGTATAAATCAATACTTGATGCCATCCCAATCGAATCTCTAACTGGAAATTGGCAGTATGAGGATACCGCCCCAATAACAAAGAATATTAATATTAATGAAAATACTATTAAGATTCTAGAAAAAGAAGTTGCTAATATTAGTAAACTGCATGAGCTCTGCCCCACGTGTACGCAGGAAGTAAATCCAGACTTTAAAGAAGAGTATATCGAAGAGCGTACTACAAAAATTAAGGAGTTAAAAGACGCTACAAAGAGCTTAGTGGCACTTCTCAATTATCTAAAAGAGCAGAATGCTGCAGTTAAGGTACATCTAGATAATATTGAGTCGTTTGAAAAATACTCCTCTCTGTATGATAAAAAATTGCCTATAGAGGCTCCGGTACTGGAAGACTTAAACGTTAAAGCTAAAGAGCTGAAAACGAGAATAGCTAGTATAGAGGAGCAAATAGCTGCGGTTAAACGCCACAATAAGCAGGCTATTGAGGAGAATGCTCGAAGAGAATTAATTGCGAAGCAATATACTGAGTTCTCCGAAAAGTTAGCCACAAGTAAAAAAGCCCTAGAACTAAATACTGCTTTATATAAAGATTTAGAGATTCTAAAAAATGCTTTTAGCACAAACGGACTATTAGCATATAAAATAGAAAATTCAGTAAAAGATCTAGAGTCAGCGACTAACACATATCTAGAAGAATTATCAGATGGTAGGTTTCAGCTATTCTTCATCATAAATAATGATAAATTAAATATTGTTATTAACGATAATGGAGCTTCTGTCGATATAGTGGCTTTATCTGCTGGAGAGTTAGCTAGAGTTACTACAGCGACTCTGCTAGCTATTAGAAAACTGATGGCTACAATTGCTAAGTCTAGAATCAATCTTCTAGTTCTAGATGAAGTGTGTGATACTCTAGATGATGAAGGTAGAGAACGCTTAATCGAAGTGCTGCTGAAGGAAGAGAATTTGAATACCTTTCTAGTATCGCACTCATTTTCACATCCTCTACTGAATAAAATATCAGTCATTAAGACTGGCGGAATGAGTAGGTTAGAATTACAATGACAGATTCGCGAGCAAAAGGTGCGCGCGGTGAAACGGTAGTACGAGATCTCCTAAGAGAATTAACAGGTTTACAGTGGGAAAGGGTGCCCATGTCTGGCGCCCTTGCCCCAACCCATAAATTAAAGGGTGATTTATATCTGCCGGAGATGCCCATGAAATACTGTGTAGAGGTTAAGAATTATGCAGAGGATCATTTCACCAGCAAACTACTAACAAGTAAAAACCCACAACTTATTCAATGGTGGGAACAGACAGTAAGAGAGGCAGCCGAAGTGGACAAAGATCCCTTACTTATTTTTAAATTTGACAGATCTAAGATATTTGTAGCTTTCGATACTTTACCTACCGTAAACTATAACTATACTCATATTAATGTCGATGGATATTCATTCAGTGTAAGTTTATTGAATGATTGGATTAATTATGAAAAACCACAATGGCTAAAACCTTTGAAGAATTAAACACACAAAGAGGTGATTTAAAAACAATACTAGTAGTGGATGCTCTCAACCTTGCTTTTAGATATAAACCACGCCCTAAGAGCGGTAGTACGGACATTCCAGAACAGAAATCTTTCACACTAGATTATATAGGAGTGATCGAATCTCTAGCAAAATCTTATGATGCCGGCAAGATTATAATTGCCTGTGATGGGGGATATGATTATCGACTAAAATTATCCCCAAGTTACAAAGAGGCTCGTAGATTAAAATATGCAGAGGCTACTGATGAAGAGAATAAAGCATTTCAGGACTTTCTAACAGAATTCAATCAGACTATGGAATACATTAGTAAGCGTAAACCTAGCTGGTTGTTGTTAAAATATAAGGGAGTTGAAGCTGACGATATTGCCGCCTATATCTCCAACAAAAGTAAAGAGTGGGGCATCAAGGTCTGGCTAGCTTCTAGTGATAAGGACTGGAATCTACTGATAGACGACAATGTCTCACAATTCTCTTATGTGACTAGAAAAGAATATACTAAAGAGAACTGGAATGAGCACTATGAGTTTTCTATTGAGGACTACATCAGTATTAAGTGTCTACAAGGTGATTCTGGAGATAGCGTAAAAGGTGTTGAGGGAGTTGGTCCTAAACGCGCACAACAACTAGTGGAACAGTATGGTTCTGCACTAGATATTTACGACGCACTCCCAATAAACAGTAAGTATGTTTATATCAAGAAACTAAATGAGCAACCAGAATTAATAATTCTAAATTATAGATTAATGGATCTAAAAAGTTTCTGTGAAGAAGCCATAGGTGAAGATAATCTAAAAGATTTAAAGAACAAATTGGAGGAATATATAGGTGTATAAAGCTATATTAGTAGGAATACTTAGTTTACTAGTAATATCTACTAACCTTTCTGCCGAACCCTTATTTAATGTAGAAAATGAAAAAGTAGTAAGAATGGATAATCGAGGATCACTGGAACGCTCGGTATCCTTGAATATGCGAGCACTTCAATCGCGATCCATTACCGTTGATACGTTCGACTCTAATAGTTTTGATATTATAGTAACTAATAAAGATATTCGTACTAATGATGATTTTACACTTTATGGAAAAATTCCAACGCACGGAAAAAGTCAAGCTATTCTAACCTATACGAATGGTACTCTAGTTGGTAATATACGGCTACTAGATAATATAACTAATGAAGCACAGATATATGAAATCTTACCAAACAATTATGGATCGTACAGTCTTAAAGAAGTACTACCTGAGGGATTTCAGGAAGATCATCCAGATAATTCTGCCTATAAGCTTCCACCGAACTATGCCGACGTATCCGCAGATTCCGGAACTATAATTGATGTAATGGTAGTCTACTCATCAAACTCTGGAATAGCTATTGGTTCTGCTGCTCAATCATTTGCGCAACAGGCTATAGACTCAGTTAATAATGCCTACTACAACAGTGGAGTACTCCCAAGATTACGTTTAGTATATACGTATGTGAGCAGTTATGTTGAGAGTGGGGATTTTAATACAGATCTAAATAGACTAACCAGTACTGCGGACGGGTATCTGGATGAGATACATACTTTACGTAATACATACAAAGCCGACATGGTTAGTATGATTATTGAGAACGGACAATACTGCGGTTTAGGGTGGATTGGTCCATATAGTAGCTATGCTTTTACTACAGTTAATAGGGGATGTGCGGTTAGCAATTTAAGTTTCGCACACGAACTAGGTCATAATTTTGGAGCCCTTCATGATCCATACGTTGATCCAAGCACATCCCCATATGCCTATGGTCATGGATATGCTGTCCCTATCGAGAAATGGAGAACAGTCATGGCCTATAATAACGTATGTGCCGCTGCTGGAACAAGTTGCACACGTCTGGCATATTTCTCTAACCCAAATAAGTTGTATGGCTCAACACCTATGGGCACAGTTGCCACATCAGATAATACTAGAGTCATTAATGTTGGTGCCGCAATAGTGGCTAATTTCAGACAAGAATCATCAATCCTTCCTCCACCCGGTAGTCTATACCTAGTGAAAAGTTAAGAGAATAAAATGGAATCTATTGATTTAAAAGTTATAACACAAGATAAAAATGTAGAAGATTGGATCCCTTATCGAGCACATCTAATAGACGCCGGAGCAGATCTATTAGCTGCAGAGAACGTAACTATTATGTCCCAGTGCTCTGTATTGGTAAAAACTGGAGTGGCTGTTGATATTCCACCCGGATATGTTGGTCTAGTGTTTTCTAGAAGTGGAATGGCTAAACGCAATATGCGTCTCGGAAATTGCGTAGGAGTAATTGATTCTGGTTATCAGGGCGAAATTATGGTTTATTTGTATAATGATAATGCAGACTGGTTAAAACCTCAAACCGTAAATATTGGAGATAGAATTGCTCAACTGGTCATTATACCTGTTGTAACTCCTAAGTTTAGGATAGTAAATGAATTTAGTAAGTCGTCCGAAAGAGGCGACAAGGGATTTGGATCAACTGGAAAATGACAGTATCAGCACGCGCCGCTATTATTACACGAAGAACATATAACAGAGCTAAGAATATTGAGGGGACTGAGTTTGAAACTTGGGCCGAAACAGTCGATAGAGTAATTAAACATCAGCGTTGGTTATGGGAACGAGCTCTAACTCATCAAGAAAATACAGAATTTGAATTACGATTTATTACAGAAGATAATCCAAATATACAATGGATTAAATTAAATTATGATCAAGAACTTGAACTACAGGAGTTAAGACAACTAATACTAGAGCGTAAAGTTACTCCTTCGGGGCGTACACTATGGTTAGGCGGTACGGAAGTTGGCAAAACTAGAGAAGCTTCTAACTTTAACTGTTCCGCTTTGGATATTCAAACTATTTATGACGTAGTAGATGCCTTCTGGTTATTGCTGCAAGGAGCGGGGGTAGGCTTTAGGCCAGTACCTGGAACCTTAAACGGCTTTAAGAAGCATATTAATGAGCTAAAGATAATCAGATCTAAAAATAGTACAGAAAAGGGTCCGGAAAATAATACGGAGAGTTACGACCCAATTACAAGAGTGTGGACAATTAAAGTTGGTGATTCCGCAGAAGCGTGGGCAAAGAGCGTAGGTAAACTTGTTGCTGGGAAATACGCCGCTAAAACTCTAGTATTGGACTTCTCAGATATTCGTGCTCCAGGTTTGCGACTTCGCAACTATGGATGGATTAGTCAAGGCGACGTCGGCATTTCTGCTGCATATGAAAAAATCTTTCATATACTAAATAAAAGGGCAGATAGTCTACTTACAGCAATAGATATTCTAGACATTATTAACCTGTTAGGTACAGTTTTATCAACACGTCGCAGCGCTCAAATTGCAGTATACGATTATGGAGATCCTGAATGGCAAGCATTTGCGACATCGAAAGTAGGAATATGGGAAAATGGAAAATCACACAGAAGCCAAAGTAACAACTCCCTTTTCTTCCGCGTTAAACCTAGCCGCAGTGAGTTGGAGTACATATTCGGTCTCGTCAACGCAGGTGGTAACGGCGAGCCCGGCATTATCAATGGGGAGGCCATGCGGAGAAGAGCCCCCTGGGCAACTCTTACTAATCCATGTGGTGAGATCTTACTGCCACCGTCAGGCGGGTTTTGCTGCTTGGTTACGATCGACTTACAGAAATTTAAAGACGACACTTTGGGTCTTTACAAGGCTGCAAATCTTATCGCGAGGGCCAACTACCGTCAAACAGTTGTCGATTTCAGAGATGGAATATTGCAAGAAAAGTGGCACTTAAATAACGATTTCCTACATTTATGTGGTGTATCGTTAGCGGGTGTCGCAGCCGTACCGGAAATGCAGGCTTTCGATTACAGACGACTTGAGCGTACTATTACAGCCTCAGCATATAGCATGGCCGAAGAATTAGGAACTGCGTATCCGAAGAACATAACGACTAAAGTAAAAATATACTTGAATTTTATTACCTCCTATGTTATAATTGTAAAATAGGAGGTAACAAAAATGACATATCATGTAGAAAAAAATATTGATGCAATAGGTAAAGAGAATGTATTAAACTATATATTTAGTGAAGGACCAACACAGATAGACTTACATAAGTTTTTAAAGTTAAGTAATTCTGAAAATCGATTGAGTGCTTCAGTATATTATAGAATTTATGATTATTTAGGAATAGATTCCCTACCATATCCTAAAATTAAACAAGTTGTTAGAAAGTTTTTATTACAGTATGATAAGCAAAAAGATTACTGGAATAATACATATATTACAGCAATGTTAGAGGATAGGTTAAATAATCCAACTTATAATTACGCAGACGGTAGTATTAGATGCGTAGTATCTTTTCCAAACCACCCTAAATCTAATGTAGATAGTGGTCAAGTAAAAGCTCATATTGTAGCATGGGAATTATACAATAAACAATATGTTCCGGAAAATTGTTGGATAGTGCCAGAAGATGGAGACTACACTAATCTACTCCCAGAAAATCTAAAGTGTGTTTCTGCTGCGGAATATAAAAGCAAATCTAAACGAGGTGAAAATAATCCGGCCTTTAAACATGGTCAGTGTCTACGACCTAAATTAGGTGGTTGGACTAAGTTTAGAAATGATTTTATTAAACAAAATAATAACTGTGCAGAATGTGGTACTGAGGAAAATTTAGTCGTTCACCACATTATAAACTACCATTTATTTAATAATCCTGCAGAAGCACATCAATTAATAAATTTGATAACTCTTTGCCAACATTGTCACGGTACCCTACATGCATGTAATAATAGTATAAAGGTCCTTATTGAGGCGACTCAATATGAAAAATTGCTTGAATTGCTAGAAACTCTCAAGAGCCAAGTTCCATACCATTTGATGGGGACATTAAATGATGTAGAAAAGCAACTTGGACTAACAGACAACCAGCAGCTAAGCCACTAGAACAGTGGAAAGTTCAACGACTAGTCGAAAGACGTAGGCCGATAGATCGGTCGAAGCGGGCAACAACTCAATGAGTTGATGATATAGTCTGAGCTGTATAGAAATATACAGAGTGATACTGGAATCGAGTATTACGTAACATTACTGAATAAACCTGACGGAACAGTCGGAAAGATATTCGACACTACAGAAGGTATGCACAAGCCTATGGGCAAGTACATTTTCAATAACGTAGCATTCTCTAAGTACGATCCACTTATTGAAAAACTTAAGAACGCCGGTTATAGGGTCTTTAACCATCCGTATGATAATGCAGCAACTCTAGTAACTTTCCCAGTAAAGTACGAGAATGTGGAGTTCGACATTGTTGATGGAAAAGAAGTTAATCTTGAAAGTGCTGTTTCTCAGTTAAACCGCTACAAGATGCTTATGGATAACTACTGTCAACAAAATGTATCCTGCACAATATCTTACGATCCATCGGAAACAAAAGACATCATTGATTGGTTGTATACTAATTGGGATAGCTACGTTGCTGTATCGTTCCTGTTCCGAAATGACCCGACCAAAACTGCCGCAGACTTGGGATACCCATATCTACCACAAGAAGTAGTAACTAAACAAGCGTATGAAGATTATGTAGCAAAAGTGCAACCAATTGATTTAGACGGAAGCAATAGCTTCGACGAATTGATTGATGAGAACTGCGCTACTGGAGTATGTCCAATTAGGTAACAAAAAAGCCCCAACGATGGGAGTCGTTGGGGCTTTTTCTTTATGCTGTTACGCCGCGCTTTAGGGTAACGCTGCCGGAGATAAACTCAGTTACCTCACCACCGGGTGAAATTAGCAGAATATCATATACACCCAACTCAGTAGTATAGAGCGCTGTAGTTGCTGCATTGATAGTAATTCTAATTTCTCCACTAGCATTGAGAGCTATTCTTCCGTTCTCTGTAGTGCAGGTAAGCACAGCAGCAACGTCTCCAATATTCTCCCTAATATCCATTCGAGCGGTATAACCTGTAAGATTGACTGGAGTCTTTACTAAAGTAACACTATCCTTAGTGTACCAATTAAAGGTCTTTACAAAGGTAACTCCAGGTCTTATTACTAAATTATGTACTGCTGCCATTATTTACCTCATATGCTTGGATAAATTCCGCAACTAATCCAGATCTAACAGTATCTTCTCTAGTGAAATTAATAATTTTCACTGCTGGAATATACGCTAACTTGTCAATTGCATCATCTAATCCCGATTTTTCACGAATGTCCTTCTGTGACAAATCTCCATTAATAATCATCTTGCAATTTACTCCAAAACGAGTAACAAACATCTTCATCTGCATTGGAGTAGTATTCTGTGCTTCATCTAAGATAACCCAGCAATCCTTAAAAGTTCTTCCTCTAAGATATGCTAGTGGTGCGGCTTCGATTTTTCCAGTTTTAATTAAATACTCTGTGAAGGATTCCCCAAATAACTCATACAGTACGTCCTTATAAGGTCTCAAATATGGTTCGAATTTCTCATCCAGTTCTCCGGGTAAGTATCCCAACTTTTCTCCAACCTCAATAGCCGGCCTAGTAATAATCAACTTTTTTATATTTTGATCATTTATTTGTTTGGCAGCCATGGCTGTAGCTAGAAAAGTTTTACCAGTTCCAGCTGGACCAGTAGCGAATACAACTTTGAAATTTCTAATTGCATTCATATACTTGTCTTGATTGGGTGTTTTTGGGGCTATCTCCTTAAACTCAATTCGTCCTACCGGATCGTCACTTTCTCTACGGCTGTGTTTCCGATCCTGTCTCGTGTTTGATTTTTTCGCTGTTTGAGTTTTCAAGTCCTCTTATCCTTTCCCTTAGAATATTTATTTCCTGCTTCAGGCCAATAATTTCTTCTACTAGTAGAAGTTTCTTTTCCTGAGTCTCTAACAACTTCTCATGCAACTGTTCATTTTCCTTATGGATTTTATCCACAGAGTCTTTACACTCTTTCAATTGCAGTAATATAGATAATTTAAAGTCTTGTTGATCTTTACTCAGAACCTCTCGTTCCGTAGACAAAGTATCTGATTGACTTTTCTTTCTCTGTATTAAGTAGTTAGTTATAACTGTTAAACCCACACCTAGAAGAGCAAATATTGGAGCAGTAGTAATAGTATCCAATTATCGTCTCCACAGGGCTAGATAGGTAAATATAGAAGTAAACCCTAGCCATACATACGGTATGATCGATAAGTCAATTATTACTTCTGAATATTTTTCTAGATAAAAAATTAGACATAGCCATAAATATATACAAATAAGTGCTATGCATCTTCGTTGTTGGAGATTACCATAGATGGTAACTCCAAGGTTTATAAATCCAACTATTAAGTAGAATAATCCCCACGAGTAGTTGGGTAGAGTTTGTAGTACCGTATTATACAGTACAATACTAAACGCTTCATCTGTAGAGAAGTGGGCAGGTAATAATAACGCGACACCTATACTTAATAAGACCATTGAAGATAGTATCTCGGCGGACTTAGTATCAGTAATGAAAGCGTTTTTAAATCCTCCTATAATAAACCGTCCAAAAGCTCTTACAAGACAATCCTTGCAAAATATCCGATCTTTTAAGTAGGTAATAGTTGTCATCCCGCGCCGACCTCTCTTTTTAAATCTGCAATACTTTTTCCTTCGCGGAACTGAAAGTGTGGCAAATCTCTTAGTGAAGAGAAGTTACCACCCCACTCCAGCCCGATAGACTCACCCAACTTACCGAGCTCAATCCAATCGGAGACACCATCAGAATCCCAGTCTATACTCTCTGACCAATCTACTTTGCCGTCAACACTAACTACAGCAACATCAAAAGCCCTGCCATAGGCGTGGAAGGAATCCCACACTGTTTTGGCTCTAGTGATAACGTGTTTGTTTTCTTCTTCTGAAATAGAAGGAAGTTTAGCAATCTTTCGTAAACGGTTAACCTCATCTAATGGTTGTCTCCCTTGAGCGTAATAAGCTACTTGTTCGTCGTTGGACCTAAGTGTTTGTGTAACAATGAAGTGTAAACCTACTTGTTCCGCTAGGTTTTCTAGTTCCTCTAGTTTATTTTTTACCTGAGGAAGTAGTTTATTTCTGTCCCTCATTACCTGTTAGCTCCTTAATCATCTTCAGTTTTTTACTATTTAATGATTTGCATTCTCCGTATAATTCTGCATTTTTCGAATACCACACTAAAACATCGTCGAATGTTACACCATTATCTAGATTAACTAAAGGAGCGCAATCCTTCATAATTTCAGGATTAATTTTAAATTCTACTTTAGGAGCTTGAGTCGTAGGATCGACAGGCCTAACCTCTGGTGTAGAACACGCAACCAGTAACATTAATAATATTAGACTAAGGAGTCTCATTTACCCTCCGATTAATCTTATTAACAGTTTCTACAAAAGTTTCGGAAGGCAAACATTTTCCATCTTTTACAATAACAACAGGTTGTTTACCTTCTTTTACCTGTGCTAGAATTAGTTGTAAATCTTTTCGTAATTTCTGCGTATCAGCTTTTTGATTAACTGCTAGTTTATTGGATGAGTCATTCAGCTCTGAAACCTTTTCATTTATAGCCTCATCTCGTTCTCGTATTTGCTGTTCGTATTTTGCAATACAGTGTTCTTCTCCAAAATTTCGTCCGTGATTCCAGACGAAAAATTGGAGAATAGCAAACGCAACAATAGCAGCTATAGGCTTCCAGAATGTTTTAGCAAAGCTCATAACTGGAAGTAGTGCTAAAGGTAATGGCATTTATTTAGCTCCTGTAGGTGATACCGTTACAGTTGTGGTTTGGCCATATTTGTACTCTAGGAACTTATTAGCAAACTTATTGGTAGTAATAACACCTGCCATCACTAGAGTTAGCCAAGCGAAGGATTCTAGTGGTAGAGGATTTGCATGAGCTGCGGCCCAACCTAACATAGCATAAATTACGGTAGCCACTAGATTAAAGGTATTGAACCATAATTTACTGGAACTATAACCCTCGTCTTCGGGCTTTTCTTTGAATATTCCCTCAAACTTTGTTTTTAAGCCCATGCTTAATATCCTCCACCGCTTTCGCGTATTCTTCCGGTTTGGACGACTTTGCCCACTTTAGGGCAATGTAGAAAGCTGTACCAAACAATATAAATAAAATTAAAAATAGTTCCATTATGATAACCAAGAAATTATTACCATCCCCTGAGCTCCACTAGATCCAGCATTTGTGCTAGCACTGGTACCACTAGACGCTGCCACCGCTTTTGAACCACCTCCGCCGGCCCCATACGCTGTAGCGGAGGGGCTAGAACCATTTACTAACCCCGTTTTTCCACCATTCCCGCCTTGACCGAAGTAACTCCCAGCTCCTGCGCCTGCATCAGAGTAGGCTGTACCAACGGTACCCGGTCCAAACCCATAGCCGGCCCCCTGATATTGAGTAACTAGCTTAGAGGTTAGACTTGAACCTCCGGATCCACCACCCGCACCTCCAGTATATAGTGCTGTTTGGTAGTAAGGTGATGCAGCGGATTGGGGTGTAGCATTATTCATAGCCCCAGCTCCGCCGCCCCATCCTCCACCATCTCCACCACTACCGCCATATACGGCCGATATATTACCAAAGCTACCCTTACCACCACCACCACCCGCCGCTTTAATCCAGTCTACAGAAGAAGTTCCCCCTGTCCCGCCAGTTAACCCGTCAAAAGGTGAGTTGGAGGTTACTGCTGTCGCTCCTACCCCCGCAGCCCCTACGGTAACTGTTAAGACTTGACCGGAAGTTACTGGCATCATACCTCGGCTAATGGCCCCACTACCACCACCGCCAGCACCACTATAGTAAGAGGTAGAAGTGCATACCCCTCCACTACCTCCACCACCCCCACCACCTTGTGCCAAAACATCAATTCTTGTTACACCGGCTGGAACAGTAAAGGAGCCACTTGCTGTAAATATTTGACTTTTTAATTTACCAGTAGTTGATATATTTAAGTTTAAATTATCTAAATTTGTCATTCTTGTTCCGGCGGTTAATCCCGAGTACCCAGTTTGGACCCGGTAACTGTACCTACTATTTTTGCCGAAATCTGAATTACCTTAGAAGGTAAACTTACTAACCAATGCGGTTGCATATATTATCCATTCCAGGCGATTAAAACGAAACCGCCTAAACCTGCCCCGCCAACATGTCCGCTATTACCACCCCCACCACCACCGCCAGCACCGTAGGCTCCTGCCGAAGGTGCTACTCCAGCGTTAGCCGCCAAACCCCCAAGACCCCCAGCACCCCAGTATGTTCCACCACCCTGTCCGCCCCCTCTATAGGTTCTTGGTGTCGAGGAGGCAGAACCAATAGAGCCCGCCCATCCAGCATCCCCACTGCTAGTACCAGAACCACCACCACCACCACCAGAACCACCTATAAATAGTGTTGTTGCTATTCCGGGACCACCACCATTACCACCATCAGTGGTAGTAATAGAGCCGGCACCACCCGCACCTCCGCCCCAACCGCCACCACTACCTCCGGCCCCACCATTTCCGGCATATTTACCACCACTTCCGCCACCACCACCCCAAGCCGTAATCCAGCTAAATGTTGAAGCCGCACCAGCCCCACCAGCGTTACCATCTGTACTGGCGGTACTTTGTGTTGCTCCAGCCGTTCCAGCTGCTCCTACCGCGTAGGTTAATACCTGTCCGGGTGTTACATATACTAGTCCGCGAGAGCATGCACCACTTCCACCACCACCTCCACCCCCACAGGAGGAACCACCGTTATTACCGCCGGAACCACCACCACCACCACCGCCCTGACATATTACATCAAGGCAATAAATACCTGTTGGTACTGTAAAATTAGCACTTCCAGAAGTATAAAGAGTAGATTTGGATTTTGCCAAACTACTGATACTACCATCTAAGTAATCTAAATTAGCCATTCTAGTACCGGCCGTTAAGCCCGTATGGATTGCGTCTAGTTTAGAACCAGTAATAGTACCACTAATTTTATCATTAATTTCTTTAATTTTTGCTGGTAAGCCCAGCAGCCAATGTGCACTCATATTAACTGTCCGTGCTATCCCATGTAACTAAAGTAACATTGTAATTACCGTCGTATGTGATAGATTCTCTGCCTATAAAATCTAAGGCTGTAGTAGAATAGTTGGGGGTATAATAATATCTGATTTTATCTGGATACCCGTTTACATTCCACCCCATTCTCATTAAAAATCTTTCTCCGGGGGTGTTAATTGCAGTAGTTCTGTGATATAGTAGAGTTGGTTGTGCCGGAACAGCCGGGGCTGTGGATACTACGGTAGCAATAGTGGGATAACCAGAAACCGATTCGGTCATTGTTGTTCCAGCAATTGCTGTTCCAGCACCGGGCCCATCAAAAATACTAAGAGACCAGCCTGCTGCCATTCCTATAATAATGGAATCTCGCAACGCCATTAAATTAGTTCTTGTTGTATCTATCTCCTGCCCACGCTGTTGCGACTGGTTGGGCTGAGACGTATTAAATTGTGTATAAGCCATTACATCCCTCTAAATACCCATGAAACTTGTCCAGTTAATTTTGCACCAGACGACGCATTTAATAAATAAACATCGAAACAGTTAGGCGCCTGAAGTATTAAATTAGCAATTGTATTAGAACCCGTCATTGTGGTCCATCCATAATCAGTTGCCACACCATTATGTGATGCAGTAGTATAGATTGCTATACGCTCTGTGCCAAATTGACCATTCGTAATCCTTATATTGCGAATTCCATATCTTACCTGGCCAGTGAAATTACTAGTACCCCAATTACTTCCTGGAAAGTATAACGTATTTAAACTTTTACCAGCTGTTCCCCAGGAGTTTAGACTAAAGCTGCGTTTAAACCAAGCTCCAGATGCTCTGCCTTGCGCCGTTGTACCATAAGCATTTGGATTAGCAGAATTAATACCAGTTTGATCTAGCCAGCTACCAGCACCAATCCACGTTGCATCGGTAGCTACGGCATCCATGTACCCGATATTACCAAACTCACCAGGACTTCCAGGCTGAATATAAACCTCATATTCAATATAGTCTGTAGACAGAAGTGCTATTCCTAATCCTGTTTTGGTCAGTCCAAACCAACTAGTTTCTGTAGCAGTACTGGTTTTATCACATTGTACTAATGTACCATCTCGAGCTCCAGAAGCAACTGCTAGTTTATCAAACACTGCACTTAGTGGTGTTGCTCCAGTTCCTTGCGGAGTTAGAATAAGACTCTTTCCCTTACTATAGTTATTGGTAAGTTGTACTTTAACCATACCAGTAGTTCCATTAGTAATAGTAGCTATTCCACCTTCTTCCTTAGTGTTAACGTCAAAGCTTAGTGTAGCACTATCTCTTACAATTAAAACATCTGTAGTATTGTTCTGACTCTCTATTCTAATTCTAGCCCAACGTAATGTAGCAACTGCGGACGTACCTAGTGTCTCAAACCAGTCTGTATTTTTTGCAGAGGCTAAGAAATTGCCATTGGTACTAGAATAATCCATATATACTGTATACGAACCGTGCATAGCAGTTGGATAAACAATACAGGATAGGTTACCTGTATAATACCCGGTACTACCACCAACCGCATAGGCTCCAAAATCTACCACCTCAGAACACCAAACAGCCTTACCGCTGGTGTGTGGATTTTGGAATGACAGTGTCGGAGATGCGGAAATTACAGCGGTCAGAGATTGTCCACCATTAGCAAATGTATCACCCATATCAGTAATCCACCACTTCTGTGGATCCGGACGCATAGTCCAAGACGTCATATTAGTAGTGGCATTAGAAGATACTGTGCCACCGGTAACCGCTGCAGTTCCAACATTAAAACTGTTAGAATCTTTAGTTACAGCAATATCCTTAATTGACGGGCTGGCAGATACATTACCTACAGAGTCTCTAGCTTTTATATAAAAACGTCTTTCTCCAGAAGCTATGTTAGCTGAATTATACCTAAGAGTGTCAGTCCTATCTAATAGTGTTGCCGCCGTATACTGCACATTAGTATCTGTACTAAGTGCGGCTAATGTGGCCTTATCACCGTATTTGATTTCATAATCTACAATATCAATATCTGCCGCTTCACTCCAAGATAAATATACTCTGCCACCAATTTCATAACCATTGAAATCGGATACGTTTGGTGGAGCAATATTCTTACCAGATGTACTAACGGATAATGTTACTGGAGTGCTACGAGTTCTAGAAATTGATACAGTGTAAATCTTTAATATGTAAGTTGTATATGCATTATTACTCTCTAATAGATTCACACTAGAAGAGCTTACGTAATTATATCTTGGCTCGTTTCCAACATATGGATTAGAATATGTAAATGTGGCCGCAGCAGGAATTCGAATTTCTTCTAGTTTCGTAACTCCGTCGGCTTTATATAGTTCTACATGATATTCGGAAGTATATGGATAATCCGCAGGAGCAAAGATAGCTCTAATTCTGGAAGTATAAATACCATACTGATTTTTATAAACTTCTTCAGCTACTGACGTACCTCCCGTATTTGTGGAGGCTATTAATCCAGCAGTAATTGAAACCGGTGAGTTAACAGAAGGTAAATTAGTATCAGAGAAAGTAGGTGATGTTGCTACTGTCTCAGAATACACGGCCGGCTCATACTCTATTGCAGATAAATTATATTTTCCGTATCCAGTTTGTTGAATTCCAGTTATTCTATATGGTTTAAAAAACACAGTCCCAGGAGTTTCTAGCAGTGGATGATGAAACTGAATTCCATCACCTACATTTAATGATAGAGTTTCATCAAACGTTCCAAAAGTAATTACTGTATCTGAGAATGCTGTATTATATCTCTCAGTAGCCTCTCTTAATGCTTGTGAATACCTAACGATACCAGGCATAGATATGCGAGAGGGCTTATAATTACTTGTAGTTGACTGATCTACCTTTGCATAATTCTCAATCCATGGAGTTACAGACTTATCTGTATATCCAATCTCCACCATGTTTGGAACATTCAGTACACCGCGTTTCTTAAATTTTACGGACTTATCTAATATGTTATTACCATCAAAATTAATAAAATCATACAGGGCGAATAGTCTTACCTGTGCAGCAACCGTTGGAGTAAACCAAGGAGTTACTGGTCCATTTATAACCGCCCAATTACCAGATACTAGATCTCTAGTCTTATTAGAACTGGTCCAACTTCCACTATATGATTTAGATACATATCCTTCATTAAATGGTAACCATACTGCTAGAGATGCATCATAGTTTTTAATCAGAGGTATTCTTACATACTTTCTTATTTCCGTTTCAAGTCTATCTCGTGACCATACTCGAAGTTCATCTATTTGTCCTTTAAAAGGTACTAAGCTGTTTTGATAGCCAACTCTGAAATCATAGGTTGGTGTATTAACTGGCGCATACGTATAGGCTCCAGGATTAGTAACCGTCAAAACAGTTATTTGTGGGCCAAGGCTTTCTGTATCGGTAGTAAGAAGTGCGCGAGATACACCATTTTTATCTAGTGAAAAACTTAATGTCGAAAAAGTAGTTGTTGATAATTGTACACCGGTAGTAACAGTATATGTTTTTGTACCACCAGTATTATTGAAACTAATACTAAAGCTACTATTAGCTCCATGAGAGTAAGTTACTAGGTAATCTGTAGCCGAGGAAGCCGAAGCTCCCTTTGCAAATATAACCGCATTAGCAGAAATAGTTGCATCAGGTCTAATGGATACATCAAACGAGAATCCATTAGTGATGGGCATAGTTGGCGTAGCCGTTAATGAGGCATAGGAAGTAGCATTACCATCTAAGTTATAAGCATAACTAATTATTTTATCTGGAATTAATTTTAAAGATCCAGTATTTTCAGGTACGACGAAGCATGAGGCATATCCCCTCAATGTCTCAATCCAGGCTCTAGTTTCCTGCTCTCTATCAACTACAATATCTAAAGTACGTCTAACTTCTGTTGGTGATCCAATTAATGAGTCATCAAGATTAGCACATTCAACTACAGAGTTCCAACCCTCAGTAGTAAACTCTTTTCCAAGTCCATAAACTCCTGAACGTATTAGATCCGCTAAACATAGTGACGGATTATTAGAAAATTTATAGGTGGATGTGTCTCCAATTGTCTGAGTAGAATCTCTAGGATCATATACTTTCTTACCTTTAATAACTGCGGTAATTCGTGGAAATCCGGAAGAGTCTTCACTTGGTTTAAGTTTTAGTACTGCATAACAAACATTGGGTAGAACGTCTGTATATGTTGTAGTAGGCGCATGAGAGAATGCCGCTACTAATAGCGAAGAGGAAGTGGACTGTGTACCTGTGAATGTTTGATACGTAATAGATGTATATTCAGAAACAGGTTTATCATTTACCTCTAAGGATACGAAGCTATCTACGGGTCCTTCGCAAAAAATAACTCCGATATGTAGAGAATTAAATGCATGTCGTATTGCAAATATCTTTCCACCTACACGCTGAGTACCGTAGATAACAGGAATTACTCCCCCCTCAGCGTTAAACATCGTTTGTCGTTTATCCGATTTACTATCGGATTTGTTCATAGTCTCTCTCGGTGGATCTGGAGTATAGACGTATCCTGGAGCGTAATTTTTCTCTACATAAGCTACAGTACCCATACTATACCTCCGCTACCGTGAATTCTACTTTATAAAATCCACCACCAATAATGCTAACTATAGGAACACTCGTATATCTTACGAGATACTGAGTATTATTTGCTTTCCAAGTAAAGTAAAAATCAATATCTCTATTATCTTTATAGAAGGTAATTACCGCATCTTTCTGTGCTTGTGTAAGTACCGGATGAACTACTTTAAACTGTAGTTTAATATTAGAAGTCGGAATCAATACCCTAGTCTTAATAAGCCCGGCCACAGTTCTATCTACGATAATTTCATCGTATAAAGATTCTTCCGATTCTACAGCCTGACTATATGATGTAGAATATGTGCTAGCCATTAATAATCCGCCTTCTCTAAAACAAACAACTCGCTACCCCATTGTATCTTTAATCCTGTCTGAGGTAAAACATTAAAACCATTATCTTTATTTATTCTGCGTCGTGGTGTATACTGGGTTAAAAAGCTGTCCGGTACACAATTAATAACGCACTGTTTTTCTGTTATTTCGGCATCATCAATAATTCCATCAAATACCTGAATCGCATCAGAAACTGCGTATTGACCAGTTCTATTGATATATACTGGCTCTCCACTATTAATAACTCTAGGAAGTGAAGAACAGGCAAAAGACCTACCATTTATTGCTGAGTATGTAAATGATTGAGTATTGGATAGATATAAAGTACCTGTACTTGGTATATCTTTGGGGATTGCTTCCGTTATACTAAAAGTAGTCGCTCCAGAAGCGTGACTAGTTGCTGAGTATAGAATTAACTTATCATATAGATAAATCATCCACACCTGAGCAGGCATACCGGCTAAATCGTTAGCTAATATAGTTTGCCCAATTACATTATCTAAATTCTGTACCGTTATAGTGATTCTTCCAGTAGTGTTTAGATCCCAGCCGAGATTCTTTATATCAAGTCCCTGAGAAGTGTAGTCTAAACTATCCCCGGCCCAATCAATAGTGTTTTCGCCAGTACACCAGCGAAAATATTGTACTGCATTGTACTTAAGTTTAACCAAATAAGCTGGGCGTACGAAACGCCCAGCTATCTGATTACTTAACGAAGCCGTTAAGTCTCTCATTAATTACACTCCAATTGAATTACCTGAAGTTTTTTCCTGCTCCACTTTGATCTCAAACTTGCTTGGAATTGCATTAGCAGCTTGATGCATTGTGTTAGCAGCGGATTGTTGGCCAGCAGCAGCATTTACCATTGTTCTAGCAGCATCCAGGAGTTCTGCCGCTATTCTGTCAAAGGCCTGCTGTTGCTGGGCCATTAAGTCTTCTTGATTTTGTCTTGATTTTTGTTGGATAGTATCTAGCAGCTCCATTGAGACTTTGAAAGTATCAATTTCCGGTTGTCCTTCCGCCGCAGGTAACTCTCCCATATCCGTCAATGCAGAAGGAGTTCCATATAGTGCATCAGTTAACGTAGTGGCAAAACCATTAAATACCCCTTGTAGGCTGGTCGCAATTAGATTAGCTCCAGTTACAAAACTTGCATCTAATTTGGTTGCTAGACTTTCAGGAAGACCTTCTAGAAGAGCATTAGTGGTTTCTGGCGTTGTAGAGGGTTTAGTTACGGGTACCCCGTTTTCATCCACGTCCCCACCTTTTGCTAGAGCAGCTTGACCAAGTCTTGCTAAAATGGTAGCGCTATTAGACTCAATAGTATCTATCCATCTTAAAAATTCTGGTCCGCGGATCTTCTTCTCATCCTCGGATAAACTATCCCAAAGTTTTTGAACTCCGCCAATCGCAGCTTCAGTATTAGTTTGTACTTCAGTAGTTTTCTTTACAATATCTGCGACACTGAGGGCACCGAGATCTTCACTGCTGATTCCACTAATCGTATCTAATACATCCACATTCTTGTCAACTTGACCTTTAATTCTCTTCCAACGCTCTTCATCTGATTGAGTATCGTCAAGTATTTGTTCTCTAAAATCAGACGCTTTGGCCTGAATGCTGTCAAGTGCGCTTTCAATAACTTGTAGAGCACCCTCAATAGCATCATGAATCATATCGAAGGCAGGAGCTACATCAAGTAGTTGAGCTACTAACGTTTGTCCAGCTTCTCCCATTCCAAGAAACTCAGTCATTAAATCATTAAATCCCTGACGAGTTGTTGGAATCTCACGACCCATGGCAGCAAATGCACTAACTACTACACCTTGTGCTTCACTCATTGCCATAGCACCACGCTGCGATTCAGAGTAGAAATTCTCAAAGTAGAAATTAAACTTATTGGTAAATGCTTCTAGTCCGCCAGCAGCTTTAATAAGTTTGTTACGCATATCATACCCAGCTAGACCAACTTTGTCAAAAGCTTTGTCAATACCTACACCAAGTACGGAAGCAAACTTATTAGTAATTTCGAAAGTATTAGAAAGTCTAGCTAATGTTTCTGAATATTTTTCACCTTGTAACTGTAGTGCCTGCAATCCTTCTTCAGTAATATCATAGATACTTTCACCGAAAAGTTTTGTAAGCTTAGCGTTATTGGTGTCAATATATGCTAGTACCGATACAAAATCTAATTTAGCTGTTATTTCTTCTGGTGACAGAGTTTTAATAGCATCATAAGCAATGGTTTCAAAGTATTTAGCAACATTCTGGGGTAGATCATCCTGAGCCTTTAGTGTTGCGAACATAGTACGTTTGGCTTCATCCGCTAACCACTTTTGGAAACCTTCTTCGTCTCCATGTGGTGCACCTCCTTCTAGACTGCTATAAACTACCTGCCCATCCTTTTTAACGGTACCAATACCTTTGGAATCCCCTGTAGCATTTTTAGCGACGTCTATTTCAAAACCTAGACCAGCCTCCACAGATTGGGATAATTTTCTTCCCATTGAATCCATGATGCCTTTTGCACCACTAAGAACACCTTTGCTCCATTCTTCTGCAAAACTCTTACCTTCATTTTCTGACTTAAATCCGCGATCTCCGGATTTAATAGTATCTGATGCCTCTATAATGCCTTTATCATTAACACCAGCACCACCATAGCCTTCATATTTATCTCCACCACGTTTTTTACCAAAGATCTTATATGCGGCAAAAATTGCTATCGCGATGGCAGCAATATATGGTGCGGCTGCAGCCAGACCCATTAGGGCATCGGCTACCCCAGACATTGCAAAAGCTCCACTCTCCATAGCTGTGGATAAGCCCAGCATTTGTCCGGTAGTACTTGTTAAGGCACTAAACATGGCTCCTGAAGATGCAGTAGAAGCCGAACTTAATAACCCGAGTGCAGTACTAGCATTTGTGCCAATAGACGCGACGCTACCAAGCATATTACCAAAACCAGACACTGTATCCATTACAGCACCGGCGGTACCACCAACTTTAACTCCAAAAGATCCTAGAATGCCTTTAATTGCATTCATAGTACCACTTATACCTTTTGCGAACCAGCCAGCAGTTTGTAACATACTTCCACCCGCGGCCTGAGTAGCAGTCTCTATTGTTGAAGAGCCAGATACCATAGAACTAGTCACGGTATCCATATCTCCACCAGCTTTATCCATACTGGAGCTTAGATCGGAAATAGCGTCTTGCATTGGAGCAATATCAATATTGTTATTTGCAGAATATCCTGAAGATGGGCTTGCAGCAGCAGTATTTCTAATAGCTTGTTCCAAACTGCCTAAAGCGTTTATTAACTGTTTATTAGTGATGTCTACGTCAGCAAGTGTCTTACTTGCAGTATTCATAGATTCGGCAACTTTGCGGTTTATATCTTCTAAACTTTCAGCCTTATCACTAAACATATTAGTAATAATTTGCTTAAGTGCTAATTTAACCTTATCTCCAATATACTGTAGTAAAACGTCTTTAGCAGTTTGTCCAAATGCCTTAGCCATTCCTTTGAGTGTAGATTGTACACCATCTTTAAGATTCTTAATGATATAGTCTACAGAGGCGTCAATACCGGACATAGTGGCACCAATAATCGTAGTAATTGCCGAGGACATATTCTTTCTAAAGTCCTCAACTGCATAATGAAAACCTTGTGCTAGAGTTTTACCGAAGTCTGCTCCAGAATTATCTTTGGATGCTAATTCCCAGATCTTTCTTCTATTGTCGTAAATTTGTTGAGATATTTTTAATTGTTCTGATAGAGCAATTATTTGACCTTCTTCACTTTCCATACTCAATCCGAGTAGGGTTAATTTTTCACGAAGGGCCTTTGTAGCCTGCATAATAAGAATTGCTTCTTGTTGTGCATTAGCATAAGAAACTTGACTATAACTAACAATACTGGATTGAGTGCTAAGTTGAAACTCTATAATTGAACTCAGAGCTTCTCCTACCGCGGCCATCTGATCCCACATTTGTTTCTGTTTTGCTAGTTCTACGGTTAGTTGCTGTTCTAATCTAATTCTCTCTTCAGTTAGCTTTTTCTGTTTCTCTTGATTGGCTAACGCACTTTCTGACGAGCGCAGCATTGCTTCAAGCTCGCTTGCGGTTTTGGTATCCCCCAGTGCTTGGGCCTTTGATATTGCTTCCCTTATCTGAAAGATTTTTAGTTCTTGTAATTCACGCTGTTTCTGTATTGATAATAATTCTTTTTCTGCTGCTAAAGATGCGGTAGCTATACTAGAGTTTGCCGAGCTCATAAGATTAAATTCTTTGGCAAAAGACACTATTGTGCCCTGTATCTTTAAGGATTCCTCTAGATAGTAATAATACTCCTGTTCAATACGTACCTTTTCGGCAGCAATATCATTACGCAATCTTTCTAGTAAAACCGCACGGTTGGACTCCTCTCGTAGTTGTTCAGCTACGATTCGAGCTTGTTTGTTAGCCTCCTTAGTAGCCGCCGCTGCACCAGCCTTATCTCCATTAGCCTTTTTATCACTATTATCTAACTCAGCCATCTGTTTTAAATAGTTAGCTTGAGCTAACGCATAACCATAAGCCTCGGAGCGTGCCCTAGTCTCCGCAGTGACATAGCCAATTAAATCTTGTTGAATTGAAGAGATTTCCTTAACAATAGCCAGCTGAGCCTTTAATAATTGAATAGTATACTCATATTCTTTAGACAGCTTAGCGGAAGAACCCTCGCCTGATTTAGCGTTTGCTATCTTGTCATATAAGGTTTTAAGAGTTGTTCCAGCATTGTTTGGTTTATTATTTCTATTTTGATAGGCTTCTATTTCAGCAGCTGTCGCCCCAGGTACTCTTTGTGGGCGTCCGTCATCTTTAATTTTCCCTGGAACCTCTGGTATTTTATTCTCCAACTGTGAGGCGCCAGAAGTAACCGCTATCGCTATAGATTTTCCAAAATCACTAAATCTTTCAAGCATAGATTTTTGGCGATAGACAATTCTTTCCTCCATAGCCAGTAAAATAGCATCTATACTTTTGGCAGCGGCAGCAGCAGCGGCAGGATCTTCTTTAAATTGTTTATCTGATAGAATATCCTTTTTGAGCTCCATAAGAGCTTCTTTCTCTTCAGCCATTTTCTTTAATATTGAGGTTGCACCGCCTGAGGTGAGATTATCTTCGTCTAAATTCTTATCTTGAGCATTAAAACTATCTTGTTTCGATCCTATCCTGTTAAAGTGATCAGCCACAGTAAGTATACGTTCAGCGCGTTTTTTGGCTGCAGCTTCTTCTTCTGATGCAGCTAACCTTATTGCTGCGGCACGTTGTAGCTCCGCATCCCTAGCGGCGTATACTGCTGCTGTTACCTCCGTCATATCAACTTTATATTTTTCTCCAAGAGCTATTAGTTGTACAAAATTATCTTCTCCCAAGGATGCAAACATCTCTTGGGCCTTAGAAGTATCAGCACTATCTAGTGATTGTATTATACTATCTAAAGCCTGTGCTACTCCCTTAAGCTTAGGATTTTTTACAATCTCTTTTTCTCCAAGCTTCGTCATTTCATCACCAAGATTTTTCCAAGCTTCTTTGGCCTGCTTGAGACTAGAGTTTTGATTTTTTAATACTAGATCTAATTGGGTGAAACTGATGGCTAAAGAATTCCCTATTCCAGCTAGTGCATTAGCGCTGCTTGAGCCAATAATGGATAGTGCGTCATTCATTGTTTTTGCGTTTGGTATTGCAGAAAGTACCGCAGATTCAACTTTCTTCTTGTCCTCTGGAGTAACAGTGGCTAGTGCTGTAATAATGCTTGTTTTTAACTGTTCCGCTTGTTTTGTAGTAGCATCTGCATCAAAAATCTTTAGTGCACGTTCTTTTATAGCAGTTACTGGCCCCGATTCATTATTAAAAGTATTAAAAGCCTTACTAATTTCAGAAATACCTTCAGCAATTCCGGTTAATACATTACCAGAGTATTCTTTTAATTTTATAAAAGAGGCTGTGGTTCCATCCACACCACTGGCCATTTTTTGAAATATGCCAATTTGACCTGCCGAATTCTGAAGTACCTTATCAAATGTTGACTGCGACTCAATTAACTTATCAATACCTTTGTTATATCCGCCAAATGCTGAGGCTAACGTATCAAACATTACAATGGCGAATGAGATCCATCCGAATGCGGCCATCAATTTGCCCATTGAACCAATGATACCATTAATACCTATCTTTATCATTGAGCTAGCAGCAAATCCAGCCATACCTAATTTGGATATACTAGTTCCGGCTTCTGCGGCAGCTGTTTTAATTCCTGCAAACTCACTTTTGAAGGTTGAAAAACCGGCTTTTATTCCATCCATTTGGGTAATGGATCCAATATTTACTAGAGCGCCTTTTTTCAGGTCTGAGATAAAAAGTTTTTGCTCGGCTACACTATCCTTCTTAAGTCTAGCAATCTCCGCTTCTGCTTGTTTAACTACGGCTAATTCCTGACCACGCTCTTTGTGTAATTCTACCAATAACTGTTCTGCAGCCTGTAGGTTTCTAGCGGCTGTTACCTGTTTATCATATCTGGCGGCCAATAGTTCCGCGTGTGCGGCTCTGCGAGCATCTACTCCCTCTAACTGTTGGGCTATTTTTATTTGTCTATCCCTTAATTGAGTTAGATACTGTTCTGATGTAAGATTATCTTTTCCAAACTTAGTCTGAGATGTAAAACCTGGAGTAGCCGCGGCCTTTCTGAATGCCGAGTTCGCATCCATTTTTCTAGTCATCTCTTTTATGTAAGAATCTGCCTCCTTGCGATATGCAGCAATCTGTTCATCATATTGTCTTGTAGTGGTAGAGGCGTATTGTTGCTGAATTTTCATCTGCTCAGCCAATTCCGTACGTTTAGTTTTATGATATTCCAGCTCTTTTTTAGAATTAGCAATAGCTTTTAAGTTAGCTTCATCTGAAGCTTTGTTAAGCATAGGTAATGCTGTTTTTGCTAAGTATAGAATAGCTGCAATAATACCACCATATAATGCGGAACTGTTATTAGCTAGAAAACTGGCTAAAGGCGCAATAGCTTTATTTAAAACATTTAGTATAGACGTTCCAGCATTAACAACGGCTGCTTGTAGTCGTTCGAAAGGCGAAACATTCACTGCAGCAGCTACTGCACCAAATTTTTGCTCACCTTCTTTTAGCACAGCGTTTACGAACGCTTGTGTCTTTTCAAATTGGGTTAACTGTTCAAAAGTTTTACCAATTGATTTACCATATTCAATACCAGCTTGTTTAGTACGAGTTAGTAAACCTAATTCGTCTAAAAGTTCTGGTTCTAATTTACCAGTACCGCGAATCAAACGGTCTATTGAATCGCCCATGTCGCGGCCAAGCGCTTGAGAAGCACCTTTAGCGACTACTACGAGTCGCTTCATTTGGTCCGCAGTAAACCCTGCCGACGCACCATAGTTGGCATAAGATTGTGCTGCTTTATCTGTTAGAGCTCCCTGTGAAAGCTCTTTCATTTGCTGAGCAACGTAAGATAAATTCTTACCAGTTGTTACAGCAAAAGCATCTGAAGCGCGTTGCAATTGTTCAAATTGAAACGAACGCTTCAGTGCTTCGAATGCCATACTCACCGCAAAAATGTTAGCAGCAAATGTAGCATATAAACGTACCAGTCCACCCAAACCTTCAGCCTGTTTGGCAAAATCTCGGCCACCGGCGCCAGTCATTCCAGTCACACCGCGAGCCTGTCCGTACTCTCTGTTTTCAGCAAAGAGTCCAGACTGAGACTGCTTGAGCGCGCCGGATGCCGCTTTTCCCATTCTGCCAGCGGCTGCGGCCGCAGCAGTCATGTCTTTATTGACAGACTGTGCGGCCGCGGCTGCTTGTACTAAACCTTCGGTTGTAACTTTAAATACAATAGGTCCTGAGTTGTATGATGCCATTTACTTCTTTTCCTTTGACTGTCTCTTTTGTCTCTCTAAAAGAAACTGCTGCCGTACAGAATCTATCATAAATATAAATTCTAAAGCAGTACGCTTATCTTCGGTACCCAAAGTTGTCATAATGAACTCCGCACAACTCATATCTTTACCCATATACGTACCGGACATACCTTCCCACCTGTCTGGTATTTTTGAATAAAGACTAAATGCTAGATGAACATCTTCCGGAAAGTCATTGAAGTCTATAGGTACCTCGGCCTCGTTGGGCTCAGCACCTATAGCTTCGCACATCTCGAAATACTGTTCCTTAGTCATTCCGACTTCAGCATTTTGATAGTACCTATAAATTAAGTCTTTAATGCGGGCGAACTGCTCTTCGGAAAATTTGACAAGTCTGACACCGTATCGCTAACAAACTGGTCAAAAATAACACTAGCCTTCATCAGCTTAAGTGCTTCATCAGGTGAATACGGAAGTTCTACCTCTAAATCTTTCTGATCGCTAAGATCAACAAGCAGTAGCTTATCTAGATGTTTAAGTTTTAAGCCAGCCCAGCCCTTAACCACTGCTTTTACATACAATTCTAGGAAGAGTTGATCATCAACTTCTTCGGTAATTTCTCGCGATGAACGAGTAAACTTTTTATTAGTAGCTTTCTTGCGAATTGCAATTAATGCTTCGCGTGATTGAAAAGCTAGTTTAACTTTGAAACCATCGATTCCCGGAAATTCAACTTCTGTTTCCTTATTGGGAACCATCAACGAGTCTAATGATACCATAAATATTTCTCCTGGAAATATAGGGCGGGGTTGCCCCCGCCCTTGAGCTTACTCAGTTTAGGCTGAGAAGTAATTTACTGTCAATTCGTTCGGATTTGCAGCGTCTAGGTCGTAGTTCGAGCCTGTCCACTTTTGGGCCGTGAAATTGAGTGTTGTAGAAACAACGTCTTGAATTTCGATAGACGGAACCTGAATCATAATAGCTGGTAGGTCAAACTCTACCCTAGTATTACTTGTTTGTCCGCCTAAATGTAGTGTTGCGCTAAATTTATTCTCTGAACCACCAGCTGCAGAAGCCTGCGTAATAATCGTACTCATCAGAGCTCCGGTATCGGTGTTAGATCCGGTCTTCAGATATGCAGTTAGATTTCCTGAAATAGCTCGTGTTCCTGTAAAGTAACCTACAGGGAAATTAACTGTTCCAAGGATTTCTGGAGTTAGATATTGAAGGTTATTATTAATTGTCAGCGTTCCACCAGTGATAGGCACGATATATTGTGAAGTAGCTGAGGTAGTCGCTACATTAATATTATCCGCTAGCTGAATAGTAGACAATTTATTTGTAATAAATTGTGCAGTTACGTCAGCCGCAGTCAAGTTGGCCAAAGAAGTCGCTTGAGCTGCTGTAGTATCGAATTGCTGAATAACAGTACCAAAACCACTCCAATTAATCTGCGCAATCTGATCTAGACCAAATTGAATTTCAGCTTGGTTAACCGCGCACTGGCAAATCTTGTAGTAAACATTGTCTACCTTAAAGATCAGCGCGAACGGCGCAAGTTGGTGGGCATCAGCATTTGTTGATACTAGAGATGCTGAACCTGCAACTTCTGTCCAAGCCGGTGTCTTAGTATCTGCTGTATAACCGTCATAATCGTATAGATCACGTTTTGATAACGCAGCGTTCCATAGATATTTTTCGGGTGATGTAGTTCTAGCAACTTTAGTGATGGCTAGAGCTTGTGAACATACAGCCGATGCTGTTACACTAACAGGCACTTTAATTACTGTTGACGATACCCACTGTACAGGAACTGGTGAATTTGAAAGAGTATTCCAACCTGTTGCAGTCGTAGTACCATTGGCAATAGATACATAGTCACCGTTGGTTAAGCTGTGAGCCGCAGTCGTAGTAATAGTTGCTACACCCGCAGTTTGTGAATTACTTGTAGTTGAAGAAATAGTACTTGTAGCTGTAAATTTCTTAGGACGTACATAAGTACCAAAGCTCCACTCCACGGGATTTAGTTTAGTATTGAAAGAGCGTTGACCACGATTTGGAACTTGTCCAGCTTCCATGATCTGAATTGTTTGTTGTTCAGTATTCTGGCTGAATTGATATCCATTCAGAACCTGAATTTCCCACGTATTAGTATTATCGTAACCGGTTGTTTGTGTAGTCAACGCTAGGTTGGTGTAATAAACTCGCGTATTACGGGATAGATTAACGGCCATTGAGAATTGATCTCCTATTTCTTTGTAATCTCATCTTGTTTAGTATTTACTAACGATGAATCGATTACGTTACTTCAAGTTGGGTTATGAGATATAACTTGATAGCGAGCTACCAGATTGATTTCTCCAACCCCTAGAGGTGATAAAACTCCCTCGTCAGTTTGAATTGAATTTATTAGTATTTCTGTAGTCAGTGCCTGAACATCACTTCCATATCTTAGTTGCTCATTTTCTGAAACTACATATTCAATATCAGCAAGAACTTTTTCCAACTCTTGTTGGGCGAACTCGCTTTGTACATAAACCTTGATTGAGATATTTAAATACCCCCATCGGAAATCACTAGGTAAGTATTCTCTATTTTCATATCCGGCAACTACACAGACATGTGGAAAGTCATTTACCTCATCAAAAAACTTTAATACTGGAAATACATTACCAGCTAGAGACGACTTAAACTTTCCTGTTCCATCTATCGTCTTTAATTTAGTAACTAGTGCGTCTACTATAGATGAACGGTTACTCATACTCTAACTATCCTTAACTTGGCAGTTACTTGTTTAATTGCCAATTCTCTAATACTCTCAGAGATTACTACTCTTGGATCTCTAGAAGGTGATCCCTGATTATACCCAACTTCGAAAGTTTGGTACGGTTTCTTCAAATATGTATATGGAAGACGTACTGCCCCATCTTTATCTATGGATGCTGGAAGTACTTGAGCAGACTGTGCAAACCTACCAGTTCTATAGTTAAGTCTGGGGGAACCCATATTTTGTCGGATCTTGTCAGCTAACTGCATATTTATTAAATTGACTACATTTACTAAAGATACGAATTTGCCTGCCTGAGAACGAATTTTTATTGGTTCTATCTTTGGAATAGGTACTTTGGGAAGTTTACGTGCCGAGGTTTTTTTAGTATTCGGAGCCGGAAGTCCGGAACTATAACTAGCTCTTTTAGAAGATGCAGAACCCTCAAAAGATTGTTTAGTGGTGGTTCCTTTAGCCAAAGAATCATATATTACTTTAGCCGACATATCTTGAATACTAGGGCTGCCACCTAACTGTTTTGGATCCGGTAATCCTGGGGCGGAAAAGGTGCCGTTTAGATACATATAGAGCAGTTGTCCAATATTTGATTGTTTAGATCTAAAGTGTTCCCCAATTTGGGCCTCTAAAGCTCCACCAGCGGATCTGTTCTCCTTTGAATACTGCGGATATATATGAACGGTTATATCTCGTGCTACTTTCTTAATTACTTCATCGTTAAGTCTAGTTTGTTCATTAACTACGGCAGCTATTTCTCCAGAGACCATTCGTCTGATAAAACCTAAACTGGTCTGAATTACGGCGGCAGCAACTCCAGGTTCTCCGAGTAGATACGATTTGAGATCTCTTTTAAATTTAGGATTTTTTACTAACTGAGTAAATCCCTGCTCAATATTTTCTAACTCTTTTGCAACCGCTAAACGCTTAGGGTCTGTCGGTGAAAGGTCAAATACGTTCATAGTATGAACGTTATTGAAAATCATTGCACCGATAGCTTGTTGAATATTAGAACTTAAAGAGTCATGCCCTTTGTCAAACTGAGCATTAGATCTATTTAATTGTTTACGAACCTGGAGCTCAAGTTGCTTATCTTCATATATAGGTCTGTTCTTGCTGTCTACCTCATCAGTTATACCACCAATAAAATCATAAATCAGCTTTCTAAAGGCTAGATTATGGCTCTTGGTTCTCAATCCAGATGCTCGAATGAAGAGACTGGAAATAGCCGCGAAATTATCAGATGTGCTATCTCTGGTACCAAAAATAATCGAATTACCTCCATTACCAAGTTTAACAATATTAGTGGCTCTTTTACTAGCACCAGATCTTTTCACTTCTTCTATTAGTTGTAATCTAATATATTCTGCTAATTTTGGAATTACATCCCCAAATTTTTGTTCTATTCTAGATGCAGTAATAGTATCTGATTCTATTAATTTAGCATCTTTTAATACCTGTCGTAATAATCCTTCGATAGTAGTTTGACTTATATCAAACTCATGTATTGCATAGGCGGAGTATTTTCTAAAATCCTCACCTATTTTTGTAATATCGCGTTTGAAGGCCTCTACTCTAGCCTTATTGGTTTCGAATTCAGCAGCAGTTAATCCGAGTGCTTTAGAATTCTGAGCAGGCATAAATAGTTGCTGAACCAGCTTTTCTAGGACAGGTTTAGACATTAAACTATAATCCTATAAAGATCAAACACGCGTTTGATGTGGTGTGGAAGATCAGCAGAAGTTACGTACTCAACAGAAATCTGATTACTATTAAGTGATTTTCTAGGAGAACTTTCACCTTTCATATAGTAAGTAATAAGATCCATAACACCAAGTTTTAGATCTTCTGGAATGTCTGAATATCCGCCTTTATATATAATTTTAACTGCGTTAGGGATTACCGGAAATCCGTCTGTATTAAGAGCGGTTATACAATCTACCGCCCTATCCCATGAATAGTCTACATTCTCTGTAGCTAATACATAATCTCCGGAGGGCGAGGTCTTAATTTCTACAGAAGTAACTTCCCTAATAGGTTGTTCGTCTGTAAAGAAGTAGGGCCCACCCTCACTCCAATATTCTGTTTTTGCTGTATTGTAGTAGTCAACAAATTTGCGATTACAATAATTTTTCACAAAGAAAGATACCATAGGAATAAGCTGAGTAATACGGTCATCTTGCTGATTACTACTGATTTGCGCAAACGTCTTGTATTCTTCTAATGTTACTAATGGTGTAGCCATTTATTATATATTCCCTTGTGAAAATGGGCGGGCTTTTAGACCCGCCCATTAGTTTAATTACTGATTAGCTCCAAACAAGCTTGCTAACAGCATTACCGTCAACAGTGCTTAGTTGTTGGAACGCCATACGCTCAGTCGCAACCAGAATCTTATTCTGTGATTCGACGAATGTATCGCTTTCTAGACGTAGATTCTTATAACGTCCAAAAATGAAGTTACGTGCATTAACGCAGATTGCTCCAACCGCGGCTGCAGCGCGGGCTGCAAACTCGCCAGATACAATAACGTTAGTTCCACTTACTTGACCGATTGCTCCGTTAAGAATAGTGGCTTTGTCGCCTACCTTATCCCATGTACGGAAATCCGCATCTTCAAGAAGGTCAAAGTAAACATCAGTTGAAACGATGAATACTAGGTCTGAAGGATTCATACCCCAAACATTAAGCTTACGACGAACTGATGCTAGGTTAGCAACGGTTGCCTTAGCTGTGTTAGTAACGGTTACACCATCAGAGGCAGCTGCCCAAGCGCCGAGACCCTTAAGTGGGTCGCCGCCGCTACCAGCACCACGTAGAAGTGCTAGGTCAGTTGACTTCGCCATACGACGCACTAGTGCGTTACGTACGATAGGCATAATCGCCAGGAAGGTATCGTCTTCTTCTTCGTATGTCAGGAATTCCTTAGTCGCTAGTTTGTAAGCGGTAAGTGTTAATTCCTTCAATACATGCGTACCAGCAGCACCAGAAGATGATGTAGTACCGAATGAAGAAGCAGCAACCCATGTACCGTAACCGGCTTCAGGATTTACTGGTAGACGAAGAATGCTTGAAGGCATCTGCATCGTGTTAAACAGGGGAGCAACAACTAGAAGCCTGCGAATTTCTTCTTGCATGTTGGTAGATACTTGATCTTCCCAATAAGCTGAAGCAACGTGAGGTCCAGCCTTTTCAATCAATTCCTTACCGAACTTAGTTTCGGTAATAGGAACGCCAAGAGCTTTCGCCATAAGAACAGCACTGGTCTTTTCAGCCATGCTGGGCTCATTTGTGTTTCCACCCTTGTCATTGAAATTCATCTTAGATTGAGCAGCCTTCTTGACTTCATCAATCTGAGCTTGCATTTCGCTCTTAAGATCACCTAGAAGCTTACCAACTGCTTCGCCATTGGCTTCAGCAATGCGCTTCTCAGCTTCTGCTACAATCTTTTCAGCTCCACTTTGACCAAGCTTAATCAATTCTTGTTTTTGCGCTTCTTCTGCAGCCTTCGCATCAGCAGCGGCTTTTTCTTCAGCAGCTTTTTGAGCAATTGCGTCTGCAACAGCTTTTGCTGTGCTCTCTGCGGTTTGCTTCATTAGCTGTTCTAGATCTTTAGGATCCATTAACTTTTTCTCCTTTGAAACTTGTTGTGTGGATGGCTCCACGGACTTTTTACTAAAAGATTTCTTAAAATCTTGATATTCTGCCGAATTTTCAAATGACTTAGCCATTTCGAAAATACAGTCTTGATTTGCAGGAACCGAAACTACACTAATCTCGTATAGCTCTACATCCTTAATTAAAAAAATGTCTGTTTCTGAATCATATTCGGCATCTTTAATAGTGAAGCCGACTGAAAACGCCTTTAAAACTCCATCGGCGATTAAATTGTACTCATCCTCAGCTGCGGGACTTATTCTTGCTCTAACTTTTAATCCGTTTGGATCAACGGATACCTGCTCTGCTACTCCAATTGGATTTGAGTGATCGTGGAACCCTAAGATAATTGGATTCTTTAAATAATTGGTAAGAGCACCCTTTGTCCAGGCCTCCGCGACAATTACATCACCAACTCTATCTTTATTAATAGTATTTGCATACCCTTCAATAAATATAGACGGTTTATCCGTTGAGTCGTCAGACTGTGAGGCCTTTTCGACTTTAAGTAGTGGAGCAGAAAGTGTAAATACTTTCTTACTCATTTATATCCTTTGTTGGTGCTGGTGGCTTCCCACCTTGTGATGGATTTACTGCTGAACCAGCAATATTTTGCGGTACTCTAACATCTTCTAATTCTGGTCTTGTTTCGTATCTTAGTTCTTCACGAGCTTCATTTGGTGAAATAATACCACCATTTACTAACGTAGAGTAGTAAGCGGCTGCTTCGCCCATCTGAGGTTGAAGTGCCGAAATTCTTCCAGTTTCAGGGTCTAGGTTATATCCAAAGAAACGTTCGAAAGCGGAGGAAATAGCTTTAGCAATAGGCAGTATGGTTTCTAAATAGAATAATTTAAGATTTGGTGCAATATTTGCATTATTTCCTCCGTCTAATAGAATTGGAGGTACGCCTAAAGCTTTTAGAATTGAACGCTCTTTAGAGCCAATAGAGTTTTCAAAGTCAAGTTCTTGAAAATTACCTTGCCCTAAATTTTTGACATCTGCTCCACCATCAAGTATGAGCGGACGTTTTCCACCATTCTTAGGGTTGTAACGTTGTGACCACACGGCCAGCATACGTTCTTTAATTTTATCTCCCAAAGGATTTGGTGAGGTGATAATTAGTCCAGGAACTGCACCATTCTTAAAGAAATTCTCCTGAAATTGGAGCATTGTAATAATTGTACGAATGCTCGTCTCAGCAGCTTTAAGTCTAGGTTCTCCACGATAAATTGTAGAACCTGCGTTATCCTGAATATGTATAATTTCTTTTGGTTCAAATACAGTCTTTGATGAACTGTAACGATATCCCGAAACCAGCGTTTTAGGGTCTGTAAGAATCTCTATATTACAGGCCGGCAAATGGTAAATATCAACGCCATCAAAGTAAATGAATGCATTACCTTCTAGAATAAGATCCATTACAATCAATCTTCTAAAAGTACTAATATCTTGAAACGGGTTTGGTTGGTAGTTTAGAAGTACATTTAACTTCTTAACTCTCATTCCACCAACAACTGGAGTTACTCCAGCTAACTGCTCTTGTACGTCATAATCGAAAGACGCAGTAGCATTTACAATCATGTCTACACCGCGTCTAACAATATCTAATTCTTGGTAAGCTTTTAAATAATACAAAGTATTATTGTTATTGGTAATTGATGTACCAGCTTCCTCAGATATAATGGGTTGAACGGGGTTTAATTTTTCGCTCAGCCACATCTTCGTGTCGTTCCACAAACTCATAAGTTATCCCATGCTTTTCTGCCTGAATTCCAACCCAGCGCTTCTGCTTTTCTGCAGTATGCAACATGGGAGTAACTCCGTAGATGTCGTGCAATCTGGCATGGTGAGCTTTACATAAATCTACCACTTCTCCAAATAACTCTCGCTTATGTTCATTACTGAACTGTTCACGAATGTTAAGCACATCGTCATCGTTGTTGATGGTTAAATTGTTAACTTTTAACCACTTCTCAAAGAGCAATGTTAAGGAGTAGTAGTGGTGAAATTCAATATCCTCTTTCGTACCACATATTGCACAAGTGTCGCCCTTTTGGTAGCGAGTCTTGTTCATATCACGAATCCATTTTACAGGTAATCGTGCTCTATTAATATTTGCCATTATTTTGTGTTCCAGGTTTACATTTTCGCACTTGAAATTTCTATTCTTCTATTATACTACCAAAGGATAGCGACACGCAAGTGCAAAATTTTTATCCTCTTTCGACAACAAAAAGCCCGCATAGTGCTTAACTATGCGGGCTGATTCTCATGAACACCAATCTGGTTTTTTACTTTTACCATCGTAAGGCTTAGCAAAACCTTTCTCTAGTAATAACTTCCCTAAATCCTGACCATCAACTTTAACATCTCCAACTACTCTAGAAGAATACTTATCACGTTTAATGTTAGTGAAAGAAATATTCTTATTTTCATACATAGCATTCTTCAAAAAGTCACTAGTAAATTTTGCAGCTGCTTGACCCAATAATCGTTCTTTTTCACATTTAGCTCTACCATCTAATTCTGGAGTATCAATTCCTCCAATACGAACCATAGAAGGCATAACATTAAGTGGAAGTTCTGTAATTGTAACTGCAATTGTATCACCGTCAATTACGCGATTAATTTTCCATCGATAATCTGTAGCTGAAACAGCAAAGGTGAACAACAGTAATCCTATTAATATATACTTCAATATACCCCCGTGCTAGTACTATAGCTATATAATCCGTACCTTAAAGCGTCGGCCATATGCGAATATTGGTCATGCTCAGGTTTCTGCATTATTAAATTGGGATTAGGATCCCATCTGTATTGATCTAATGTAGCTAGAAGATTGTTGCAATGTTCATCTACAATTAGTAAGTCTCTTTCAATTATATTTTGTACAAAAGCAATTCCATCTAAAACAGATTTTTTAGCAGGCAAAGTCTGAATATTAAAATCATATGCCCAGTCCATTCTAGTCTGCGCAGCCGCATGGTCAATATAAAGTGCAGAAATTCCATACTTCTCTATTAACTTTAGAACTTCCTCAGCATGACCACTAGTAGTAGACTCAGCATTTTGATATTCTTCTAGTGCATAATATTTTCCCGTACTAAACTCATACCCTAAAATTATAACAGCTGTTGGATCTCTAAAACCAACGTCAATTCCTGCAAATACGTCTAATTCCTGAGGAACCATAAACTTTAAATTCTCAACACATTCCTGATTGAATCTAAAAATCTGTCCCTCAAACACTGCGAAGTCAGCTTCATATTCCTGCCTAAACATCGCAGATGACATTGACCTACGAGCCTCTTCAACATCGGCCTCTAAAATTCTAGGGTTCTCTCTATAATCGGCTTTGATGGAGCACCACTCTTTAAAGTCGGTACTATATCCACGATAAAAGAACTTTGCAAACCAGTTATTTTTACCTCTAGGTGTGCTGATGAATAGCGCTTTTGAATTTGGTCTATCCATTGTTGGTCTAAGCTGAATTTGAAAGGCATTTTCACCCTCAGCCGCAAGGGCCGCTTCGTCAAAGATGATAAAATCGTAGCTGCGACCAACGACGGAATCTGCTTGCATAACCGAACCCAGACGTATCGAGGAACCGTTGGATAATTCAAGTATTCTGTCTTTAACATTATTTCGTGTAATCTCAATACCAGTATTCTTAGCAAACTCAACCTGAAGATCAAAACTAATTGCAGATAGCGAGTAATTAGGAGACATAACCAGTACAGATGCTCCAGGCATAAGCGCTACTAGATGCCCAATAATATTGGCAATGTAAGTCTTTCCAAGTCTGCGACTAATAGCTGCAGTAACAAATCTGTATTTTGGATTTTGCAGAGCGTTGATAATGGCAATTTGTGGTTTATTAGCTACTTTATCTCCAAACTTCAAATACTTCTCAACCGATAACTTAATAAACTTCTTATCCGCTGGAAACACTTGATATTCAGTAGCTGATACATCACTACGAGAAATCTCAAGCATTATTCAACCTTGGGATTGTCGAATAAAGTAACCTCTCCACCAACAATTACTCCATCACATTCTAAATCGTAATGACTGCTACCACGAATAGACACTTTTGTTAATCCATGCGGCGTGCAGTGCACATTCAAATGATACTCAACACATCCTAGATTAAATCCATTATTTAAAAATTCTTGTAACTTCATCTAGTCCTCAATACAAATTCTATGCAGCATTCTGCAGGTCCTTGAGTTTGATCACTATAATCAGATGGATCATATCCGTCAGTAATTTCTCTTAACAAAATCACAGATCCAAACTCATTTAGCACTTTCTCACTAAGAAGTACAACGGGTCCGCCGCTTTCCACCAGTGAAAATGCGTGCTTATGGTCGCTATTAAAGCGAGAAGGCCAAGTGCGATGTTCATACATCTCCCACGAAGGCACACTGCATATGACATAGCCACCTCTGATACATACTCTTGTCCAGTTCTCTAAAGCACGCTGCCAAGACCTCATATGTTCTAGAGAATGGGAGGAGTGAACCCAATTAACTGAGCAATCTGGAACCGACGCTAACAATTCTCCATCACCATCAGCTAAATCCCATTCTCGTACGTTTCGTATAGGGAATTTTTTCTTCCAGCGCGCTACCGAATCTGGACCACAACCTACGTCAATTCCGCTACCTTTAAAGAATTTCCGAAACTCGGAGCCCCGGCGAGCCATTGCTTTCGAAGCTTCGTAACTCATAACATCTCCGACGCCATCTTAATCATCTGACCTCTATCCCTACAAAGTCTCATCGTAGGATACCAAGGCGTTTTATCACCTGTAGAACCCCATCTCCAATCCAACCCACGAGTTGGCATTACCACTAACACAGGCTTACCCATTGCTCCAGCTAAGTGAGCTACAGAAGTATCTACAGTAACCACTAGATCTAACCCAGCAATATAGTTGGCAGTATCAATAAAACTACGGATTTCCAATTCATGAATATCCTTTGCATGTCGCTGAACAGGAACTCCATACTGCAAAGACCAAACCTTTCCTAAACCAAATAGTGGGAAGAAATCTCTAAAATGCATAGAGCGATTTCTATCATTTGCGTGAGCGCGATTACCTTTCCATACTATACCAATGTTTTTACCACCGCCGAAGTTCCATGCACTCGAAGAAAAATCGAGGTAAGGCTCTGAAGGAAAATACTCGCCCATAACATTAGGCAAAGACATAATTGGAATATGATAGTCATGCGGAATATTACTAAACTCCACATACTGATACGCTCCTAGAAAATCTTTAACCTCTTTAGGAAAGTGCACATATACGGAATCCATAGGTAACAATTCGAGATATCTCATAAACATGAACATATCACCAAATCCTTGCTCACACATAAATAGCAGCTTTTTACCATGAAGCGACTCACCATTCCAGCGCGGAGAAGTTACATCAGCTAACGCAACAGCGTTTGATTTTTTAAATCTCCATTCAAACTCTTGATATGCTAAAGGATTTGGTACTCCAGTATCAAAACGTTTAATAAGTAACGCTAAGGCGTGATTCCAGTGAGCGTCAGCATATTCCGGCCATAAGGAGATAGCTTTATTATAGTGCCCGATAGCTTCATCGAATTCACCATCATCATATCTAATAAGTCCGTAATTGTTATACGCTAGTGGAAATTCTGGATAGTTTTTAATTATGCTAGCTAGAATCTCTTTAGCTTTACCTTCGTTCTCTAGAACTTTATAACAGGTGGACATATTTAGCAGGCATTCCTTTGAGACACCAAGCTCTAGTGCTGCTTTAAAACAGTCGAATGCTGTACTATGCCTACCAGCATTTAATTCCATTGTTCCTAAATTGTATAAAGTATCAAACTTCTGATTTGCTTTAATTAGTTTTTTTGTTACTTTTGGTACTTTGATCTCATTCCCTGTTGTGGGATCTTTAAATATATTTTGGGGCATTACAATTCATCATTATCCATCAACTTTTCAAAAATAGATCCAGCTGGATTATTTATTTGAATATTAGTCTGTTTCTTCGGTCCAGCACTTCTAGCTTTTTCTAGCGCAGTTATAGCTGCGAGTTCATCCATTCGCATCTTATGAACCATCGCTAAAATATCTAGAATATCTTTGGATGAACCGATATCCGCTTCTTGCATTTCTATTAGTTTTTTATCTATTACTTCATCTAGGATTTTCCCTAGTTTGAATCTATTTCTATATCCAGAATCTAAATACACTGCGGTGACATATTCTTTGACGTCAGGCTTTGCCAGATATGCAGCTACTTGATCTAGAGGTAATCCTAGAAGTTTAGCTGTTTCTGACACATCTTGACATTGAAGATATGTATTGGCTATTTCCAATGATTCTGGAGAGATTGGAATATACTCTGGTGTGATTGGTGTAATATTAGTTCCCATTCTTTTATTATACGTCATAAGATTAACGAAATCAAGTATATTTTTATGCTTGGTTGAATTATATGAAATAAGTGTGGGTGGTAATAAATCCATGCGGCCCTCTGCAATTTAGGGTAATAAATCCATGCGGCCCATGCGGCCCATGCGGCCCATGCGGCCCATGCGGCCCTTTGCAATTTAGGGTCAGAAATTTTTATAAATTTTTCGCGAAAGTTGGTCCTGTAGCTATGCCATACCACCAGGTCAACTAACCGCCCTCCCCTAATGATAATGATTATCATTAACTAACCGACGAACGGTAGTTGACCTATAACTCATAGCATATATACTTACACCTATCACAACAGGAGAAAACAAATGGCGACCTTGATATGCCTCGAATGTGGTGAAGTATTCCAGCGCGACGTTACTGATCTGCACAATGTATCGGATGAATGCCCGGAATGTGGTGGTGTAGACCTCGACCTCTATGATGGGGATGATGAGCAGGATCAATTTAACTCTGACGCCGAGGCTGATGCAGACGTCCTGCGCTCGGCCGGATGGGGGACAGACGAAGATTATGGTTACTACGGTGACGATAGCTTTTAACTCATATAGATGACCGCGTAAGAAAATCCCTTGGGAATCAAGGGCTTACGCGCCCCGCAGGGTACCCGCGCGCAGCGCGTAATGCAATAGCTTGGACAAAATCTTTTTTGATCTAGATCAAATAAATGTCACGCGAAACGCTTGACACACTAGCACAACGCGATCATAATTCAATCATACCAAGCGAGAACACAAATGCTCAATACCAATCCGCTGTTCGACCTGTTCGTAAATGACGTTTTCACGATGGGCGAATTCAATCCCGACCTGTTTGGAAATTCGCTTGTTCGTAAGACTCTCGGCGCTTGCTTCAATGCCAATGAATCGGTAGAATATACCGTCGAACTGATTAACTTCCGCATGGGATGGTAAACATGGACAAATTCCAACTTCTGATGGATGCAAAGACCCTCGGCATGATTACGCGGAACATTGCAACTTTGGTTAATCCTACCGATTTCAATACTCGCAGCCGTATCTCCCGCATTAAGGGATTGATTCTCGCACGGCACGGTGCCAAGACTGTAAACGAATGCCTGCTGAAGATTGCCGCCGAAATGCGGAAGGTAGCATAATGGGGAGCACACTAGAATGGATAGGCGCTTGCTTCGGAATGCTTGGCGCTTTTATGGTGGCCTCGCATACTGGCGTGTCCGGGTTCGGTTATATTCCCTTCTTAATTGGTGCCGCCGCTTACGTTATCCATTCTTGGCGGATTAAGAACACTCCGCTTCTTTTGCTTAATAGCGTTTTCGCAACCGCAAATATATACGGTATCACACAATGGTTAATGTAATGATAATCGTTCGCATCGCAACGTATACGTTGATTGCAATCTACGTATACGTTAACGTATGCAAACACATATAGATGACCGTGAGGAAAAACTCCTTATAAATCAAGGGGTTAGGCGCCGCGTAGCGTACCCGCCCAAAATGGCGGGTGCAACTACCGTTCGTCGGCTCGCTAACTCTATGATTCTAAAAGGTCTTTTGTGTGTGAGCTAGGTCTACTGGGTGAATATGTAATGAAATCATATACTTAACGAACTGACGAACGGTACTTCACAAGCTAACTGGGGCGCGTATAATTCAACTTATGGGAACGCACAACACAAGGGCCATGCGGCTCTACATTCAGGGTATCTGGGAATTGGCTAACATCCGATTCTTTGAATCGCGTTTGCCGAAACCGAGGTTCTATTTTACCACGATGCCCGATTCCGATTTCGCCGGCTATTGGGACATTTGCAAGGATGGAAAACATCGCATAACCATTAACCTAGCTTGTCCCGATTCTGATTTGCGCGAATTAATCTTGCATGAAATGATCCACCAATTGCAAGCGATTCAAAAATCGAAACGCACACAACGCGAACAGCACGGGCGATTTTTTCAACGCCACCATATTAGAATTTTCGGCTACGCCTATTCGGGAGCATTGGTAAAATGAGGCAACAGAATTTTGCAGTTTTTGACACTGAGACAATCGGCATTTCGCCTAAACTCGTTTATGATTTCGGCGTCATCATTTGCGACCGTAAGGGAAATGAAATCGACCGCAGGTCTTTTGCCGTGCGCGAAGTTATCACTAATCCCGATTTGATGCTTGGCGCATACTACTCGAAAAAGACTTTCACGCATTACATTCCCTCGCTTGCCGATGGTAGCATTAAACTGCAATCATTCTCGGAAATTCGCCGCGACTTTAATGCACTGATCGACTCACACAATGTTCGCACTGTCGCAGCGTACAACATCGCATTTGATCGCAACGCACTAACGGAGACAATGCACTATTGCGGAATGACCGATAAATTTTTGCAACACAAAATCGCATTTGTGGATTTGTGGCTATCGGCTTGCGTTGATCTGGTGAATACTAACAAATATCGCGCATGGTGCGAAGCTAACGGATTTGTCTCACCCGCCGGCAATGTTCGCACTAGCGCGGAATCTGTTTATGCTTATCTGACGCAAAATCCGACGTTCGCAGAATCGCATACGGCAATTGAGGATTGCGAAATCGAATGCGCGATTCTTGCTCGCGTGATTCGTCGCAAGCAAAAACGATTGACTAATAAAATCCATGCTATGCCGTGGCAACTTGTTCAACGGAGGAAATAATGCGCGTTTTTATTTTTGATCTCGATGAGACTGTCATTAACTCGAAACATCGCACGCCGAACAATCCAGACGGCACGCTAAACCTGGCCGCATACATTGAACGCCATACGCCGGAGAATGTAGCACTCGACACTCTGCTACCTCTCGCCGATGTTATGCGCGATCTGATCGCTCGCGGTGAAAAGGTTTGGATTCTGACCGCGCGCGATATGAAGAAATGTGATTATGATTTCTTGCGCGATCATGGTCTGACCGCAGCTAAGATAATGTCGCGCGACCAATGCCGCGGCGTGAAGCATTACAAATCCGGCGACGGCGAATATAAAAGGAAATGGCTAGCTCCGTTGCGAAACCTAAAACAGTTTGTGAAAGCGCATTTCATTATGTTCGACGACGCTGCCCCCGTGTTGCGAACCATGAGGCAAATGGGAATCACTTGCATTAACGCGCACAAGGCAAATGCGCGGTTGGCCTAAGTTATCGCGGCGCGAGCCGCGATAATTTTTGCTTATAGGTGAGAATGATTCTCATTCCACTCATATAGATGACCTCCGAGAAAAAACCCTTTAAAATCAATGACTTACGCGCCGCGTAGCGTACCCGTTTGAAAATGGAATAGCAACAGTTTGGCCGAAATCTTTTTTGATCTAAATCAATGTTTGTGTGTTGACAGACTGGCGGAACAGCGTATAATTCAAATTATCGGATGGATGACATTCGATGGGGTCTGGAGGCAGGGATGCCTAGCGCGATGCGACTGTTCCCCTAGCGTCTAATTACCTGTAAAGGGAAACAAAATGGCTGAAAAAGCTAAGGTTGTGAATTATACCGCGGAACAGACTTCCGCACTCGTCGCCGCTTACACTGCGGCTCCCGAAAAGGCCACCGTGGAAGCGATGGCGGCGAAGTTCGGCAAGACCACTAAGTCGGTCGTGGCCAAGCTCGTGCGCGAAGGCGTCTATAAGAAGGCCGAGCGTAAGGCGAAGGATGGTTCGCCGGTCGTGCACAAGAATGCACTTGTGCAAAAGATTGCCGATGAAATCGGCGTCACTTCCGACAAGCTCGACGGCCTCGAAGCGGCTCCCAAGAATGCGCTTAAGCTGATTCTTGCGGCTCTCGCGTTCGAAGCTGAGCCGGTCGGTGAGCCGGTGGAGCCGGAAACGGTCGACACGGACGGCATGATCCCCGTGTAACCTGTAATAACTTAGGACTATGGCCCCGCAAGGGGCCATAGCTTTACCTGTAAATGAGAATGAGACGCATTTACTGTCAAATAAATTCATATAGATGACTTGACAGAAAAAACCCTTTAAAATCAAGGACTTACGCGCCGCGGAGCGTACCGGGCTGGCCAAAAAAACAACTACCGTCTGTCGGCTAGGTGTCAGCCGACGAACGGTCATTGACGATTTTGTGGGCGCGCGTATAATTCAACTTATCGGTTAAGCACATTCCCCCGACAAAAGCCGCTTAGGCGAACATGGGAAACCGCGATGGCCGATTGAGTAACCTAGGCTAACTTCCACTCTCCCGCCCTTCGATCCTCGGATCTAGACCAGACGATTGAGCTGCGAAGATAGCCTAGGCTTTACAACACTCCACCTAAAGGAAACCGAAATGACCAAGCAAGAACAGATCAACGCATGGCGTATCGCTCAGGGTTTGGAACCCCTGTCCGGTTCCGGTAAGACCGCGAAAGCGCGGGCGAACGGTACGCTTCGGCAACAAGCATCCAACGCTGCGGCTCGCGCGCAAGCGAACCGCGACATCAAGGCTCGTCGTTCCACTAACAGGGGAAAGTAAAATGAAGCGTTTTCAATCGGGCTTTACCGTCGTCGAACTCATCATCGTTGTCGCTATCGTTGTCAAACTTGCAATTCTGGGTGGCCTTGTCTACGTCGCTTGGCACTTCATTAGCAAGGTCTGGTAATCATGGAAAAGACCATTAAGATTGTTCTTGGAATCGTTTTTACCGTCATTCTGGTTTTCTTTTGGGCCTGGGCGGCGGCTCACTCGTGGAATCTGATTATGCCAGACCTTTATGGCGTTCCTAGAGTCACGATGTTGCAAGCCTACGTAGGGTCAACGCTTGTTGCCGTTCTCACATTCAAAGCGACTAAAGCGGATCAAGATTATACATTCTCGCTTGTTACAGGTTTCATGCGGTGCATTCTGGTTGTGATTTTCGCTTACATCGTGCGTTACGGGTTTATGTAGAATCGCGATGCTGAACCTCGCAGCTAAACTGAGGTGGAATGGCCTAAGACCTGAACGGCCCGAATGGTAATCGTTAGTGACCCCTGAGCCCGCGGAGTAGCTACCGCGGGCTCTTGTATTTGTCAACTACCGTTCGTCGGCTCGCAGTCATATAGATGACCACAAAGAAAAAACCCTTTAAAATCAATGACTTACGCGCCGCGTAGCGTACCCACCAAAAATTGGGGTGTCAACGGTTTTTGCAAAAAGATATTTGATCTAGATCAAGCAAAGTCTATTGACAGGATTCTAGGGTGCGCACATAATAGGCTCATGTCAAAACACACAAAATTAATAGGTTACGCCGTTTGGGGGGTTGAGGATTTTTGGAATAGGTGTTTACTCACACTTGCCAAATTTGGCCTGCTAGGCTTTGCAATTTCTCTTGCAACCATTGTTTATCTGCTGCTCAAGGGTAGAATACAATGAAACACGCAAAATTTGCCGGGTTCCTGGGTACAGTTTGCTTGCAGGTGAGCGCGGTTCCTGCGATCATTCAAGCATTGCAAACTGGTGAAACTGCTCCTGCTGCCTCCGTTATTCTGCTTCTTATTGGTCTGGTCGCTTGCCTAATTCAGGAAATTTATGTTAAACTTTGGGCATACGTTGTCGGATCAGTAATCGGAATCATCGGCCAATTTGCACTTCTCATCGTCATTTTTCTGAAAGGTTAATCATGCGACATTTGCTCCCCCCACTTGAACAGATTGAGCAAGAATTGCGAATTACGCAAGAGATGATCCGCGACACGGAAATCGATCTAGAAAACCTGCGAAGGCAAGAACGTGTGTTGAATTTGCTTCGTCAGGCTTTTGAAACTGCTAACTCCTGAAAGGTTAACATGAGCACTCTTTTTATTCGTCCCGCTTATGGTCGCAACTATCATTCGCAGCAACAAGCATTGAATGATTGGAACGCGGGCAAGGATTTCAAGATTATCAACGGTCCCTATCTGTCGAATCGTGATCTGCCGCAGATCAAAAAGGGTTATCGGTATATCGTGATTTTCTGGCAGCCTAATCAACAAGTCGCGCTAGGGGTTTAATATGTTGCGATCATGGTGTAAAATTCTGCCGCTGTTTTTTATCGAATGGTTTGCAAAACGCAATTGCGAAATATTCGAGCACAACGGAAAATTTGTGCAACCATTCAAGAATGTTCGAATCTACTATTGAGGATAAAAATGATCTATGTTCTAATCGTGTTGCTTTGGGTAGGTAGCGGCAACCCCACTGTAATTGC